CTTCCCCTTTCCATTTCTCTTCCGAGAACCTTTTCAAAATTATCTTTATCATTCTGTTTCTTTCGTTTCCCTGCCAAAAGTTCAGCAAGAATACGCTTTTCTTCCGTGGAACATCTCGTGCCACTTATATACACAACGCCTACCATGCATCCTCTCTCATTCTGCGTTTTCTCTTAATTCGCTTGTCAAGTTCGGCTCTCTTTCGGTCTACCTCTGACCAGTAATACATGATTGCCGCAATTACCGCACCGGCTACAAATTTAATAGCCGACATATTCCCGGACGCGCCCTCACTATCCATATAACACGCGGCAACTAAGGAATACTCCATTGCAACCGCGCCTATGATGAATTGGATTACTTTTTTCATTCATGCTCTCTCCTTTTATCGCGTTCTTCTTCCTGCTCACTATGTTTCGAAGCGGAACTCTCAACCATTCCAAGAACATATCCTTTCTGAAAATCTGTCATATTCGGAATGGCATCACGAAGTTTTTCGACAACTCTCTTTTCCTTTTCGCTCATTCAATCACTTCCTTTCATGCGCAATATCTGATTTCGTACTCTGCTACAATGTTCAAGTCGCATCCGAAAATATACATTAAAATAGGAAGAAGCTAATTTCTTTTGTACTTCCCATGCCAAATCATCCGTAAATGACTTGACCAACATCAGATAGCCCTGTTCTGTGATAAGATACATTCCGTTCGGAGAAGTTACACCAAATTCCCCCTTGGCTTCATCCGAATTTCGGACGAAGTAATCTTCTCCTAAAATAAAGTGTTTCTTATTGTCGTTAAATATTTTTCTCGCTGTTCCGTCTGGTCTTTCATGTACCATGTCAATGTCCTTAAATGTGACCACTCTTTCCCCTTTGTACTCTTTGATGGAAATGTCTGCATTTCCAATGTGTACCAAATTATCCATACTTTCACTTCCTTTCTGTGATATAATTCCCTTATCATCAAATAAGGGAGGTGATACAATTTGAAATACTTTTTGTTTTGCGATTTTTCTACAATATCCTGCGACCGAGAAAAAATGGCAGAGATATTAACTGAAAACGATATAACGTTCGCAAATATAAATAATTTCTGTTGGGAACTAAATGTTCCTGAAACGTTTGGAAATCCGCTATGCGACACAACAGCAGAATCTATTCACTGCCTGTTTTATCAGTACACTCACAAGAACTCTCTTCTTCTTGTGGTAAAAGCAAATGAATATTTTCCAAACGGAGATTAGGATACAATCTCTTTGTTTCTTCATATACGGTTTTGGTTTTCAGCCACTTCCGCATATGGAGAACCTGTTCCATGACATCCATATCGTGAATTTCCACTTTGTTTAAAATCTTCTGCAATTCCTTTTCCATTCCATTAAAATAGGAAACCGGAACAACAATTATGTCATTTGCTGATTTAATCTCTTTCATGTTCTCACCTCTTTCCTGTTCATTTGATGTACATACAATAGCACATTAAATATACATTGTCAATAGTTTTTGTTGACTTAATGAACATTTAATGTTAATATAATTGTGAAAGGAGGGTAAAGGATGAATGAGCGAATAAAGCAAGTTCGGTTATCAGCAAAATTAAGCCAAACCGAATTTGCAGAAAAAATTTTAGTCTCACGATCTGCTGTATGCAAAATGGAAAGCGGAGAAAATTCTCCATCAGAACAAACTGTTAAATTGATTTGTCAAGAGTTTAATGTCAATGAAGATTGGCTTCGCACCGGAAACGGAGAAATGTTTGTTGAGTTATCAAAAGACGAACAGATTTCAGCAATGCTTGGAGAAATCCAAAGATTAGGTGATGAAAACTTTAAGTATCGACTTGTTTCTGCACTGTGCAAGTTAAGCGAAAGCGATTGGACAGCATTAGAAAATTTAGTAGATATGATTTCAGACAAAAAGTAAAAAAGAGCCAAGGGCAATGCGCAGACCCTTGGCTCTTTTCCTATTTTAATAAGTTGCTTATGTATGCATATATGGTTTTTAACCAATGCAAATTGTCGCATTTTTCAATCAATTCAATGATTTCATTTTTGTAGTACTCTTTTCCCAACCTAAAACCCCCAATCATGTGCCCTATGTAGCGATACAGATATTATAGTCAATTCCCAATCATGGGCGGAGCCATGCCAAACCCCACCCATGCCAGAACTTGAAGTGTCCTTTCGGACAAGTCCATAGTATCACTGCGATATGCATGATTTCAACATTTTTCGGTCGCAAGTTTCGACAGAAAATGTCATTGCAGAGAAGCGGAAAGCTGTTTCTCAATCTCTTCTTGCACTTTTGCGCGCCAACGCATCGGCACTTCATCAATCGTCATTTTCTTGTCTATAAGAATACGTCTTACATAGAATTTAACCATATCTTACACCTCACTTTCTGCAGCAATGCTTGCCAGTTCTTCGATCGCTTCTGCGTTTGCTTCATGCCCTGCTTTAAGCTCATCAATTGCCTTTTCCATTTCCGTCTTGGTTCTCAGATTAACGGTTACTGTATATGTACCATCTTCTGTGCCATCCTTGCCCTTATTTGGCATATATGAGAATCCTTCATACTTAAGATCATCATACTCACCGGAAGTCTGATCGTTGTGCGTAAATATAACCTTTGAGATATTCTCTTTCGAAAATGCTTCAGTAATAGACCTGATTCCATCAAAGTCTTTCGACTGAATCTGAATATTGCCGAGACTCGCTCCTTCAGCAATCTCGAAATCTGTTTTGTTTTTCAAAATTATTTTGTCCATATTTTTATTCCTTTCTATGTGTAAATTTATGGGTTACTAAACTTATTTAAACGGCAGTTTAAAAATTAAAAATGTTCAATGGACACCATATTGTCCTCGAACAAATTTTGCGGATAAAGTATTGTTTCAAGAAGAAAATGCGATGCAATACGGATCTTTAGTAATTTGCTCTATACGCATTGAGTTATTAGAAAATACTCCGGGTGAATATGTCTACATTGTGAATTTACCGAAAAAAAGCGTTTCGTGGCATTAACCAAACAAACATTAATGGGAAAGCAGGTCTATGGTATTTAGATGCTGTTAACGAATGCGTGGTTTTACGAAGTGTATTTGAAGCCGGTATTTATTATTTTAGTTTCACGTATCTAGCAGCAGAATGAACAAAATTGCATAAGTTGCGTCATCAATTTTTGTAAGCATTTTTTAATATTTCCAAGTTTTAGTAGCTGTGTCATAATGTATGACTTTTGATTCATTTAAAACCAACGCTACCATACCCCAATTGCTTATAAAAACGTATGTCGTATTCGCATTGTATGCCAACTTATTGTTATAGTTAATGTTTCCTATATACATCGCATAGTGTTGTTGAGCATATTTATTATAAACATTTTCTAAGCTTATTTCTGAATTCAAATCAACAAAAAAGACATTTAAACTGCCGTTTATTTCAGTAATTTTATCGTCCAGTACCTTTCCCTGCCGGGCATCCAAACCAAATCCGGCTTCTGTGGTTGTAAGGTTGTTGATTAAGTTCGCCGCTGGAAATGCACCGTTAATTTTATCTTTTAATGTGTCAGCCAGCTTTATGACGTTTTTCGCTTCGTCCAATGTAATTGTGGTGCCATCCAAGTTAATACTAAGCGTTCCACTTTCATCTACGCTCATGCTTTTTCCGTCCGGCTTTACAACTCCGGCATCCTCTGTTGTTGCAATCGCACTAGCACCGCCCACGATAGACTTAGACCAGTATTCCGTATTGCTCGTTGCCGTTCCTGCCGGAACTTCCTTTTTTGCAAAATAAAGCGTATTGTTATAAGTCACTGCATCCAATCTCTTATATGTAGCATCTGCGCTCCAATCGCCTTTTGGCACGATTGCTACTCTTCCTGCTATAGCCATTTAAGCCACCTCCCAATTTAAATTTCCGTCATTGTCAACGACAAAGTTATAAGCAGAATTGTCCGTGTAAATCAACTCTCCATCCTCATTCACATCAAACTCTGCCATTTTGAGTTTTTTGTTAATCTCGCTTTCGATTCCCTGCGCCCGATCTGCGCTGTCCTTGGCGTCTGTAGCAGATTTTGCCGCGTTGGTTTCGGATTCTCCTGCACTTTTGGCAGATGCTACAGCCTTTGCAGATTCAACCTTAATGTCTGCAAGATAATCCGGGCGCAGATGCTTTTCTTGGATACTTCCCTCTTTCACGATTGCGGACACCTTACCGTCACTGCCGATTGCAAATGCGATTGTATCAGAATCGAGAAATTCATACTCTGTAATCAGAGATGATAAGTCCACATTCTGCGTTGTGCCATCATCCAACGTGATAATCAGCTGCTGTTTCTGCGAATCATAAGCAAAGTTTACCGCCAGTTTTTCCAGCTTGGTATCAATCATAGCCTTGGAACCATTCATCTTTACCACAGTCAGCGTACCGTTGGATTCATCCCAAAGGATTTCCTTTACAAGTTCGTTAGCCTTGGTCAAGTCAACTTTCGTGGTGTCGAGTGCGCACACACGATCGTCGATTGCATCAATGCCGCCCTCTATGTTGTTCAGCCTATTTCGATTAATTGCGGTCTTTTCGCTTGGAAGGTTCTCCCAATATTCGCGGCTATAGATTTTCTGATATGCCATCTAATCACTTCCTTTCTAACGCGGATAGTCTGCGTTCAAAATCGTTACATCTGTTCTGCAGTTTCTGTATCATGACAGTATTTAAAGCGATAAACTCTTGGTAGCACAATGTATACATATCATTTTCGCCACCATTCTGCTCTAAGAATTTTTCCCACTCCTCATTAGATTCAAAATCTTTTTCGGAGAATACCGCATGTTCCAGTCCGTAAAACTCATTTTCAGATATGTCACAATCCGTCATTGCCTGTTCGACATCCTGTGCAACAAATCCCATGTGCATTTTTTCATCATTTTCTATGAGCCGATATTCCATCGGTTGCAGCAACTCAAAAAATCTCTCAAACCGATCATCCTCTAACAGTTTTCGAAAATCCTTTTTCTTTCTACGGTCAGACGTTGTTTTCCAACCACCGGAAGAATACCCTCCGGCAAATGGATTGTGGTTAGTTCCACAGTACACAGAACTAGAGCTTGGAATTAAATTTCCGTTGTCTGAAATTCGTACATAATCGGATAGTCCAATACCTTGCAAATAATGCGCGGTTGATGCCATTATACACTGCCTTGCACTTTCTGCAGTTGTTGCTGAATCTGCTGTTGTTGCATGATCTGCAGTGCTAGCATGGTCACCTATGGCTACACCATCTTGATCTGTTACAGAGTTTAGATCGATGCGTATGTTCTGCAGCATTGGCCTTCCTCTTGCATCGAGACCAATAATTACAAGGTCATCTCCTTGTGACGTTGCAATAAAGTTCAATGAATCAACGATTGACACTCGGCCATCGCCATCAAGCTGGAAGTTATTGCTGTTGACTATGAGTCTGTTTCCGCTAAGCGTAATCTGGTCGGCACTTGCATTAATCATCGAAACGACTTGGTCGTTTTCATCTCTTCCAAGTTTCAATTCCAATGATGCGTCTAATTGTCCCTCTGCTTTTTGTGCGCGGTTGACTTCTGCAGAAATGCTTTTTGCGGTCTGCTCAAACTTGGTATTTGTCTGTTCCTCTAAATCCTCATACGTGGATTGAAGATGGTCTGCGTTCCTCTCTAGCTTTCCGGTACGTCTTTCCACGCTTTCAATCGTGTCTCTGATAGAATTGACCTTTGCAGAGTGCGTCTGCGTTCCCTGTGCCGAGATTGAATCTCTCTTGCTTTGTACTCCGGTTAAAGTGCGTTGCAATAGATACGTTTCAACAATCTCTCTCGTGGTATTGAATCGGATTGGTTCCCCAAGTGTCAGACATGGATTTCCGACACAGGTGCAACTTTTAATCGGTGTATATGCTGCTTTTGCCATAATCGGCAATAGGTTATTTGCAATCTGTTCCAGCTCTGCTCCGGTCTTGTCTGATACAAGAAAGTTTCCTGTAATCGAATAGTTGTTTCCGGCAGTTCCAACAATAGCACCAGCGTTATCTTCGCTTGTCTTGATTTCAAGCTGCGTGATTGCCTTGCTTTGGAAATCTTCATAATCAAACGTGATATAGTGTCCGGTCATGGATTCTGTGTTTGCATCAGACGGAAATAAATTGTCAGACGGAAATAAATCTTCTGCCGGATAAAGTGCGCTTGTGATTGCTTTCAAAAAAACATATTCAAACTTGCCATCTCGGTTGATATTACCAAAGCATCCGTTAATCTCACAGATTGCCGTTACAACCGTTTTGCCACTGATAGCAGACTCTTCTGTGACCGCGCTTGAATCGTCCGTCTGCGTGGCTACAATCGTCTTATTGACCGTCATGGAATCATTGACAAGGCTTGTTTCAACTTGCGCAATTCCAAGATGCGCAAAAAAGCTATCGCGGAACTGCCTAAGTGTCATTGGAAAGCTAAGTCCTGCATACCAAGACTTTACATCCGTATTGATAATGTCATACATTGCGTCATATGCCGTAATCTGCCGTTTTGTGCGGTCAGCCGTAGGAACATCGGATGCCACCTTAAAAACTCCGTATGGCATCGGATTTTGGCTATCTCCGTCAATCGTTTCTTCGATAGAGATTGTCTTTCCAATAATGTTTCCTGCGGTGTTCCGTGCTGTGAATTTTACGCAATTCGCTTCGCATGCTCCAAATTTTAATTCAGACTCCGAACAAAGACTTTCTTCGAGCGCAAACGTACCGATTTCAAGCATCGAATTGTCTATTTTCTGATTCGTTCCAACAACAGATATGACCATCTGTTTATCTGTCGAGGAATCCCAATACTTTTCTTTCAAACTGCTATTTATCATATACACCGCCTATAAATGAAAATTTGATTGCGTCATATTTTATCTTCCCATGTGCCACAGAATAGAACGTAGGCTGAATGTCAGCAATATATCCGTACTGTGTCACATATCCGCGTTTCTCCGGCACGTATGCCGTGATATATCCACCGCGCTCCTTTGCCTTAGTATAGTTCTTTTCGATATTCTTCCAAAAATCATCAAACTGCTTTTCGGTCAGCATGGCTTTGGTTTCAAACTCAACCTTTAAGGCTTTCAGTTCCACGGCATCACGATGCTCATATCCGTTTTCATCCGTCCAAGGGTCTTTATCCTGCATGTTTACATAGGAACTAAACGTGTCCTGCTTTATTAAATTGTTTGGTATGGTATAATTGCCAAACTTTACTAAATATCCGCCATATCCCATCGCTTACCTCCTAAAAATGGGTATAAAAATAGCACCTACCGTTTGGTAGATGCTATCCATTTGATTAAATTTTAAGCTACTACTGATTTCCATTCAGATTTCAGCTTTTCTACATCGTTTTCAAAAAGTTTGCAAGCGATTTCGTACAACTGCGGAATCATTCCCATTTCCCTGTCGATATAATCCATCTTGTTTCTTACTTTTGGTTTGAGCGCGCACCCTTCCATCCTTGATTTAAGGTTGCAGTGATATTTCCTTTCAAATTCTCCATAAAGCAACGAATAGCGTTCTTGATACTTTCCATCGGCACCGAAACGGACAATCTGCGTTATCCGCTGTCTCTTGGTTGCCAAGTCAATATCATCAACGAGTCCGATAATAACATCTTCCTTATGGATGATTTCTTTCTGCTGTCTTTTAATGGTTTCGTTCTGCTCTCTAACAGTTTTTAATGTCTGTGAAAATATCAGTTTAGTGTTTTCATCTGCATATGGTAGGTAAGTGGAAATAAATAATTCATCATTATTGACATACCCACCTGTTTTACGGATTGTAGGAAGAACCTCGGATGTAACCCAACGTTTGAACTTATGAAGTTTTTCTTTTCTTTCGTTTATAAGGGAGTCGTTTTGTGACACACCCTTTGCTTTCTGTGGTTGCATCTGAAAGAGCAAGGAATACAAACCGCTTTCATTAACAACCGTCATTCTTTGTTTTCCACCGGGAGTATCAATTTGTGACACACCCTTATCAGAATCATCAATATTTGAAAGGCTTCTTCTGTAATTCGTATCTCCAAATACTTCGCATATATCCTTTCCAACAAACCATGGTTCATCATCGACCATGACCATTCTAATCTGTCCGAATATTGGATTCTCAAATACCTCAATGCTGTTTTGAATCTTAAGCATAAGTTGTGATTTTTTCATTCGTGTCTACCTCCATACATTTTTATCTGAATAAAAAAGAGGAAGCCACTTGTGAAATCACATTGGTTTCCTCTTTCGTACAGTATGGCGTTCGAGTAAGTAATCCGCATCTTCACGGATAAGGTTGTTTCCTTAGTAATAAGGATAGACTATTTTTGATTTTGTGTCAATCAGCTTTTGAATTAAAATAAGCCGTGTTTCCACGGCTTAAGTATCATTTATCTTTCAATTTTTATTGTAACCAAGTATATGTATATGCTTCATCAACATATATCTTATAACTGCTCGGATAGATCGTATCGTAATTTGAATCGTACGGAAAACTAAATGAAAAATAATCTGTATCTCCATTCTTTTCACATTCTGCATAATGATAATCATATTTGATCAAGTTGCCAGATGCATCATACATTACGCAAGAAATTTTCACAAATGAAAAATCTTTTCCGGAATCGTTTGTAGCTTCAACCGTAACATTATCTGCTCCAATGTCCGATTGAACCATTATATTGCGAACATCACAAACAGCATTTGTTGCTTCATCAACACTCAACGACATTTTATAGTTATCATAAGAAACATCGTTATAATCAGAATCGCTCGGTGCGTCAAAATAAAGAACACATTCCTTACCGGATTCAAAAGCTCTGTTACAATCGCTTTTGCTATCCAGCATTTTACCGTTTTTGTAGTATACAAGTTTTGCGTCCAGATCAACATTTACCTTGTTGTTGTTTTTCAAGATAGCAACAACTCCATGACCACTGTCTTGGTATTCAATTGAGATGTTTTTCTTTACCTTGTTCGCATTAAAGGAAGAAGTGACGGTAACTTTGCAAGAAAGCGTTTTCTTTGCAATTTTTGCTTTTACGTACGTTGTTCCTTCTCCAACCGCCAGAACTTTTCCAGACTTGTTTACAGAAGCAACATATTTATTGCCACTACTCCATTTAGCAGTTTTCCTCATTCCGCTTATCTTTAATGTTGCGGATTCTCCAATTTTTAAATTAAGAGTCTTTCTGCTTAATTTGATAGTTGCCGCCTGTGCAACAATCTGTTCCCCATCTGCATTTTGGATTGGCATAGCCGAAATCAAAACGGCAAATGCCAATCCCATCGCTACTAATAATTTTTTTGTGTTTCTCATAATGACTCCTTTCTTGTGATATGATTTATTTAGAATTATATCACGTTCTATTATAGAAGTCACTAAAAAACATATACATTGTCTCCGGTTCGATTGTAATGTTCTCTACCATAATCCCTTGCAGCTTTTCCTATGTCGTTTGTAGTAATTCCGAAATTTTTCTGTAAAATAGCTTGTAATAACTGATTTTGTTGTCGCAGTAAGGAAACCTCTTGCGCAGATGTTGAATTGATAGCATCTTTGATTCCGGTAATTTCTTGGCTTCCTGCGACCGCTGGCTTACCTCCGACCGTTCCCATAAGTTCCGGAAGCCCGTTTTCTCCAACTGTTGCTATGCTATATTTATCCATAAAACCGCCCGTTGCATAAGCCTTTACTTTAGGTAGGCTCACTTTTGGCACAAGATCGACTCCGCTCCACTTTACCTTTGCTACTTTAGCCGCCGCAGAAACAACACTGTTAAACCCTCTCAAAACGGTATTCACTCCACCGATCAATGAATTTATTGCTGTTTCAATTCTTGAAATTACGGTGTTCATTGCCCCGGCAACGCCACTTTTCACGCTATTCCATAATTTGCTGAATATTTCAGCTACACTTTCTTTCATCTTCGAGAAAGCATTTTTTATCGGGGTGGTTACATGTTCTTTAAACCAACTAGAAACACTGTTCCACGCCCCGGTTACCGCTGTCTTTGCCGAGCTAAATGCTTTCTGAATAGATTCTTTTGCTGAACTAAAAGCATTCTTAATAGGTGTTGTAACATGCTCCTTAAACCAACCGGAAACCACCGCCCATACCGATTTCACAGTTGTCCATAGAACCTTGAATGCAGTTGATACTGCCGATTTCAATAATTCAAAATTCTTCTTTATTGGCTCTATTACCTTTGATTTAAACCAATCAGAAACAACAATCCATACAGCCTTGACAATGATCCACAATCCTTGAAAGATTTGACCAACTCTTTTCGAAAATCCTTGGAAAAATGAAACAATAGGATTTATAACATTAGTATTGAACCATCCAGAAACTGTTTTCCATACACCGGATATATCTTTCCATAAAGAAGAGAAAAAACCGGAAACGGATTTCCATAATCCCTCAAAAAATCCGCTTATTGGCTTAATCACATTAGTATTAAACCAATCTCCGGCTTTTGAGAAAATTCCTTTTATTTCTTTCCAATGATCCTTGACTACTACAGTTGCCGTTGCAACAGCAGCTACTATTCCTGCGATAATCGCTGCCGGTGCTGCCGCTACCCCTAAAATAACCGCTCCGACTGCCGTAATCGTAACTCCGACAAGCATAAGTGCTTCATTAAGCCAACTGAATCCGTTCTTTAGCATGGTCACAAAGTTTGATATTGCAGTAAACGCGCCAATTGCAACAGATCCAATCCCGGTTATAGCTTTTGCTACCGGACTGATAAAAGAAAGTGCGCTCTCTGCCGCACCGCTACCGAATAAAGCTTTGACACCAGCTGAAACAGTTGTTCCAAGTGTAGCAAACGCCCCACCTATTTTTTTTGACAAAGCGGTAGACAATACTGCCGAGATTCCCTCATTTGCCGCAATTTCAACGCCAAGCCTTGATGCAAGTGAACCAGCTATTGATTTTGAAATGGAAGTTCCGATTATATCAAGTGCGGTTTTTGCAAGATGTAATCCAAGAATTTTTTTGATTGTCAGCGCACCGATTATGATTCCAACTGTTTTTACATCTAGGTTGCTTAAAAACTCCTTTGCTCCGTTCCATACATCCTTCCATGAAATTTTACTTAATGCTGTCGTAACTGTATCAAACGCGCCCTGCGCCCACGAATTAAGCGTTTTAGCCAATAATGCAAAGTCAAAGTTTTGGAAAAACTTGTTTATTCCGTCTGCGATTGAATTTCCAAATTGCTTCCAATTAAATGTCGTTCCAAACGAATCCAATCCATGAAGCACCGTGTTTAATGAATTTGCGATCAGTTTTCCGGTTTCTCCGAAAAGCGTTGTTCCTTTTTGCCCTTTAAATAGTCCGTTAAGGAATTTGGCTAATTCCCTTCCAAAACCTTCAGCTTTTGCATACACTTTTTCCCATTTAATTTTTTTCATTGCGTTAATTAACGCACCGGAAATAGACTCTCCCAACTGTTCAAGGTCTTTGATGTTGCTTTTGAATTTCTTAAAAATCGTGTCGGTCTGAACTAGTTTTCCGGTATCCCCACCACCAGAACCACCGGAACCAGAACCGCCACCACTTCCACCACTTCCAGAACCGGAAGTATTATCTTTACTCTGCTTTGAAATAACCTTTAATTCATCAAATGCACGAGTTGCCTGTTGGATTTCCTTTTTTGCTTTCTTGGCATTTTTTGCGATACCGCCTGTGTTTTTTCCTGCGTTTCCTGCGGCATTACTCAAATCATCCATGCCATCAGATGCGCTTCCAATATCATCAGCAAGACCGCTGATTCCTGCTCCTTTGCTTGCTTCATATTTCCATCCGAAGATAGAACCTAAAGCATTTGTTACCATTTCCGCAAAAGAAATCACCTTCTGCAAAACTGCATTAAGTACCTTGATAAACGGCTTAAATGCATTGATTAAACCACCACCAACGACCGCTCCAAGTGCTTTGAAGTTCTCTTTAAGCATGGTTATCTGGTTATGCCATGTCAATATGTTATCGTAAAGGCTTTTTATCCTCTACTTCTTATGGTTTCCCATAAGTTCGGCGTACATTTTCAACCACAGCATTGTGGCTGTCGGATACTCTTGGGGATATTATATTCTACACTCTTTCCATAAGAAAAGAGCATAGGTTCAATCCCTACGCTCTACAATGTGCTATAACTTTTATTTTATAGCCTTATCTCGGTATTAGCTTATTGACTTATCCACTTATAACCATAAGCAGTTCGCCCCTCTTGGTCAATTACATTATGTATTGCTTTGTAATTAACTCCAAGAGATTCCCCTGCTTCGGATATTCTATCGAACACTCTTATAATCTCTCTGGTTTTCGCATCCACTTGCGCAATTTTTCTTCCTTTTTTGCGCTTTTTATAGATGCTCAAATCTTTTATTGGAAAATCTTCTTCGTATACAAAAATATATCCATTTGCCGACTTATAGGTATTTGAAAGCACACCGGAAATAGTTGTTCTATTTGCTCCGGTAATCCTAGCCGCCTCCTGCAAACTTTTAAATTTCTGTATAAAATTTCCTTCCATATCACATTGAATAATGCTTCTCATTCCGTTAGGTTCCGGCTTTCTATAGGTTTTCGCTCCGTTTGATTCATACTCATCCTCAAACATGAACATATAGCCCTTTGTCTGCCGCCTTTTTCCTTTACAATTAAGCAGAACATCCGTATTATTAAATCCGTCAATTTCTGCATCCATTGCACTATCATAACGCTTAATGTACCGTCCGTCAAGCGTCAGCAAAACAACTGCCCTGGCGTTATGATACGGCGCGCCTTTCCCACCTTTGGTCATATTATAGCCATCTCGATAGGTGTTAAATTTTTCAATGTAATACTTTTCCAACTCACAGGCTCCATCTTCGCTTTCACACGTTTCGATGATTTCCCATGAGAAGTTGTTAAACCCGAATTCTTTAATTGCTCTATGAAAGTCGCAATCTTCTTTTTCGTAGCACCTTTGATGTTGCCACACTCTGCTATGAAAATCACAAGTTTGACCGACATAAGATTTTCCGTTTATTTTATTTGTTGCTTTGTAGATATAATATGTTCGCATTAAATCACCTCAAACATATTATACAAAAATGTTCGTGCTAAGTCAACTTAGCCTTCACCGATTTTACCCGATTTTTCATCGACATATTGCTATGCCGCGCGACACATGAAACAAAAGTTTCGTTTATCGGCTGTTCTGGCAAAGTCTCCGGTAATATTGGTTGTATGCGCAAGCACATACTGATAACGCAACATGGCTTTTTGAGCCTGCGTCATTGATGAAATGTTCGCATCAAGCCCTTGCTTTAACGCCCATTCCTTTAATGTTGCCTGTGTCAAGTCGATACCATAACGCCGCATAGGTGCCGTAGTACCGGAAAATACAGATTGCAGACTCTTGGCAATATCTTCTTGACTCACATCATAGAATGAAGCCATATCTCCGGCTAATTCTGTCAACCGGATAGACATTTTTGCCATCTGCCCCTGTGGAATATCAAGGGCTGTTCCCATTGCTTGGAAACGGCTTGCAAACTGTTTCGCGGACAGTTCGGACATACCAAATTTTTCAATTGATGTTTTTGCGAAATTGTTAATTAGGTTTTCATACTGCCCGAATGTCTGCCTTACAACGTTCTCAACCTCTGTCAGTGAGGATGATATGTCAATGGCATCTCCAAGTAGCCTAAATCCGCGGAATAAAGCCCAATACGTTGCATACACTTTTCCGATTGCAGACGCAAGAGAAAATGACTTCTTGGTAACCGCAGAAGCACCGGAACTAAATCCACTAAATGAGCTTGTGATGCTTTTTGCCGCTGTTCCTGCCGCTCCACCGGTACGTGATAATTTTGCCAATGCGTTTGTCATGTCAATAATATTCCGGCTTACGCTAGGGGCTTTCGACAATTCGGACATAAGCTGACGCATTGCAACCGCAAGTTTTGGTATATTCTCGATAGCCTTTGTTGAGCTTGTATAACCAAGTTGCTTGATTCCTCCGGCTAATTCCGATAACCCTTGCACCGATTTTGACATACCGGAAAACGAGCTTACCGACTTTGAAATCTGTCGCATTGCTCCGGCTGCTGCATTTATCTTTCCTGTGTCAATGTTGCTAAGCGTTTTGATGTTTCTTGCAAGAGTCGAGAATGACCTTGAATCAACACTGCGCATGGCACTCATTGAGTTTGACAATCGGTTTACTCCGGTTGATAACCGGTTAATTCCGCTAGAATCTATGCTTTGCAAGGATGAAGATAGCTTTCCCAACCTTGTTATCAGCGCATCAATCTGACCATTAGCCTGTCTTGCCTGTGCTTGAATCTTGACCTCTAAGGTTTCTAATTCCAACAGTTCCACCTCCTTTATGTAGTTTTAGAAAAAGACGGTAAGATTTGACCCCTACCGCCCTTGAATTACTTTTTCAGTTTTCCCTTTTTTAGAAGAGAAAGCATCTTTGAATTTTCCTCTGATGTAAACTTAAAATTGGAAAATCCGTTCTTTTTTGCGATTTCCGCACGATGTTCTTTCGACACATCATCTTCCCCAACCGCTTTTAATGCTTCAACGATTGAGTTTGAGTTTCCCTTATACTCCGGATAATACTTGGCTTTGCATTTCTTCGCACCGCTTACAACAATCACTGTATGACCTTTTGTGCGTGTCACAAGAATATCTCCGTTGCGAAGAATAAAACCGGCATGATAAGAACCCATATCATCAAACAAACCGGATTTCAAAATTACCGGTCGTTCATTTGATGTATTGAAATCTCCCACATCCTTGCCGGATGCATAGATAATACAAGCACGAACAAGTGATGAGCAGTCGCATTCCGTCTTGACCTTTGTGTTAATGCCATGCTTAATGACTCCGTAGCGTTCCGATTGATCGTAGCCGATATTGTTATTGCCACACGCAATCTTCATAGCTTCGGCTAACTTCTCCGCAACCTTATTGTCCTTTGCTCTTAACACATTCCATCCCTTAGAATGGTTATAAAACTTCTGTGTAGACACTTCCTGTCCGGTCTGGTCTCCGGCTTTTCCACCAGAATAGCAGTTTCCGTGTTCATCGTGCCGCGCACTTCCGATAATTACTGCCATAGCAATACCTCTTTTCTTAAACTATCTTTGGCTTTGGTAAATGTGATTTCCTTGATTCAGCCGCCCATGCTTCTTCCGCCTTAAGCATTTCTCGTATCTCTGTATCGGGATCGTCCGTATTATGCTTTTCGATGGAATCATAGCAAGTTTCTTTCACGTACTTACTATTACCCTTACCGAATGTCGCGTCTATTGCTGTCACAAGTGCTGACGTTGCATATCTGCCGAACCACATATACATTTCCATATCGCGTTGCTTCCATTCTGCCTTATATGCATCCACATAAGGCTTAAGCAACTCTGGATTCATCATATCTATATCATCAACGGAAAATCCGTAGCCTTTCGTTACCACAAGGTAAAACGGACGGATTTCCGCAACGTAATATTCCCATGTTAGTTCTTGGTCTTTGCCTTGGATGGGGTCTTTTTCTTCTCCTGCTCCTGCTTCTGTGCTTTCTCCAACGACTCCATCATCTGCGCTAAAAAACCGTTTGTCATCATTTCCTCCTGCATATCATAGAATAAATCCATGCAGTTAATCTCGTTTGTATCAATCGCATCATAGAGAATGTCAGACACCTTCTCGAGTTGCTCATCGTAGCCTTCGTTTGTTTTGTAATCATATCCAAATTCGTCATTGTGATGCATCTGCAATCCTACAAGAAGTGTCTTAGGAAGTGTTTCAAGAAGAATATCTTCCATAGAAGAAATATCTTCCATGTCCTGTGTTTTCATAATATCCTGTAAGATATGTGATTTTAACGATGGTCTTGTTGCAAACTGAATTGTATATTCTTTTCCACCTAATTTAACTTTCATGTTTTACCTTGCCTTTCTGCCCTATATTGGCAAGGGGCAGTGTTGCTACCGCCCCATTGTTGCTTATCTTATTGCTTCAAGTTCTGCGATCGACCGTTCATCCTCGCCTACCGGTGCGGTCGATTGCTCGTCCGATAGGCTTTTTACCCCACCACTGTTACAGTGAATGTTCCATCGTTGTTATCAACGACAGTCAGCTTATCTGTAACAAGCTCTGATGCCGTGCTTGGAATAACTGTTACCGTCATTTCAAGGATTTCATCGTTTCCACCTACATCGTTAGGTGTGGCTGTTGCAGTTCCTACATATGCGTACTTCGCTACACCGCCGATACCGTCCGTTCCGTACAGATGGATAATATCAAGTTTTTTATCTCCATATCCATCCACCTTTGAAAGATATTCTTTTTCAAGGTTTCCTGTGATTTCTCTTGAATCAGAAGTCTTAATTCCTTTTTCAAAAGTCTGCTGATCATCTTCCATTGTGGTTGACTCAACCGTGTTTGGCGGTGATGCAGGGCTTGGAACTGACTTAGCCGCAACCAAAAGATTATATGTTCCTGCAAAGTCAGCCTGTTTTTCCGTGTGCTCTTTTACAATGACACGCGTTCTATAACTTGTTGATGCCATGATTTCCTACTTCCTTTCTGCTTATAGCTGATCTAAATGCTCAACGTTTCCAATTACGCGAGTTGCGCGGAATGTAGCCGTTCGCACTTGCTTGGAAATTGTTGTGATTACATTTGATACTTCAAAACTTTGTTGTTTAAAAAAAGACACCGCATATGCTGCGATGTCCTTAGTTGCTTTTCTTGAACCTTTGTTTGTAATTGTGATCTGAAATGTTGGGCGAATTGCATTGATTGTCTTTGCTTCATTCGTTCGTCCGGCTTCTGTGACACCGATTTGTCTGACTAAAAGCGTCGGGAATACTGCGGTGCCGCCCGATTCTTCTTCTTGCGTCACTTTAATTCCTCTTACCTTGCTTTCCATGTACGATTTCAAAAGGGAACATAAGGTGTCTTCAAAATCAAGTGCCCAACTATTTAACTCATTTTCCACCGAATACCTCCCTCGCAATCTTTACATACTGTTGAATAATCCGTTGTTCCGCATTATACATAGGCATTGTGGCTTTGATACCGTGGGTATAACGCCATGTTTCGGTCTTATCGTCCCAATAGTACCAACCATCTTCAAAAGCGTGTATTTGCCCCGGATACGTGCCGACACCGAATCCAAGTTCCGGTGCTTTCGGGTTCTCTTTGGAGTTATAAAAAATACCGGCTCCAAACTCTACCGCCAACAAAGTATAGAACGGTTCTCTATCTTCTGACGTTACCGTTTTTCCGGTTGCAATCAGAATCGCGTTCGAGGCCATTAACTGTGGTGCTTTATCTACCCTTACCGTTATCGTGTTCCCTATTGGAGATTCCGATATGTGTTGTATTGCCACCGTCTGACCTATCTGTGCAAGCCTAGAAACGAGTAAATCGCATTTATCCTGTAAACTATCGCGGTACTTTTCTAATTCCTTTATGGCGGCTTGTATGGATTTAGTGGATAGTGTCATTGAAATAGTTTTCTTTGCCACGCGACCACCTACTTAATATTCTTCCGAAGAAGAAATAAATCCGTGGTCAGTCCTTCATCAGCAACACCTTTTACGATGTAGTCTGCGGTTTCTGAATCCACAAGTCCATCATCAGTGTGTTTGACTTCCGAACGTTTCCACACCACATCACCGGCTTTCAGTGGCAAATATCCTTTATCCGTGACAAGCTGACAGTATGATGTACTATCATCAATTCCAAATTCTTTCACAAGGGCTTCCGACAGCTTATTGCTGATATTGGCTCGGAATGTCGTAGGTTCTGAAAACCCTTCAACTTCCTCGCCTTTTGGAATCTTGTTACCTTCGGAATCTAAATAAGGCACAAAGTTTCCATCGGAATCCTTGTACCCTTCATAGACAATATCTCCATTTTCGTCAGTTTGTGGGATAAATACCCTCTGGCCGGATTGCGAATACTTCATTTCCTGTTTGTTAATGTCAAGCATTGGCGTTTTCCTCCGGGATTCCGGCAACACTTGTCAGAAGCGATAACACTCCGGCAAGGACTGATGCGGAAAGAACATATTTCCAATCTACCGCGCCCATAAATGCCGCCGTTCCAATTCCTGCAATAGCCGCCTGCGCAACAGTCTTGATTGCTCGGATTCCGGCTTTCTTAGTCCAATCCTTCCAATTCCTCATGGCTTTTATCTCCTTTCCCTATATGAATCTCTTCAATCTCATGTTTCATTTTCGTAACCATGCCATTTCCACCTAACGCATGGTACGCATCATACATCTCACAGAAGTTCTGATAAGCATATGACGGTATTTCTCCGATTCTGGTGTACTTTGCATGGTATTCAATAAGTTGGACGCGCAAAAGGAGCATTGTTCCTTTACTGTTCGCATCCCTACTTTTCTTTTGTTGTTTAAGAAGCCAAACTATATATCCAAGCACTATCGGAAGTGCCACAAGATAAGTTTGAATCAAAATACTTTTCATTTGAATCTCCTTTTGACGCACTGCCCACCACCGCTTAATGTGCGCCCCCTGCAACCATAATGGTCACGCTCAATCTTCTTTATAAAACTTTAGCAAATGGAAATACCCCAACAAATAAGCTGCCTCTATCTCTCCAAGCTCTGTTAACGCCATTCTCGTTGTAGCTTGCCATAAATGTTTCACCTGCCTGCGAATGGTCGTAGACAGCCAGATTAACAATAACACTCTCAAATTTTTTCAAGTCCTCGGTTACCATTTCGTCTGTGTAGCTTTCGGGGTAATTTCTTCTCGCCTTTACATCTTCTGCAGCCTGTTTAATAAGCTGTTCGATTACCGGATTATCTTCTTTGTTATCGAACACTACCACATCAGATGTTGTTTCATCATCATTTGTGACTGTATCAATATGAAATTGTTTAAGTCTGATTTTAACTTGCTCTAATGTGGTGTATTCCATAATTTCAGCTCCTATAACCCTAATTTCTCAATTAACAGTTCTTTAAGTTCTGCTCCTGTAAGCTCCATTGCGTTCTCAATACCTTGTTCTAAGGCAAGTGTCTGCAAGTCCGCTGTTGACATACGCTTAATATCTGTCTTTGTGTAGTCGCTTGTAGGTTGAGCAGGGAACTTGTCCTGCTCTTCCTCATACTTAAGCTCATCTCCATAAACAGCTTCTTGTCTTACATTATCTGCTGTTACTTCTTCGCTCTGCTTTGCGGCGTTGATTTTATGTCGTCTTAATAACATATAAACACCTCTTACTTTCCAAACTTAGCAAGAACAACCTTTGAATCATTGCTTAAGACTGCTGTATAGTGTTCATCACCAGAGATAACAGTTGTCTTTGCAAGAATATCTCTGTCTGATTCAATCTCAACGCTTCTCTTCATATAGATTGTAAGTGCATTCTCTTCCTCTGATGCGCCATCTGCACCTGCGTCCTCGTTAGGGTCATCTGCTGACACGATAACAATAGGGCAAGCGTAGAACTCTGTTGTAACAGACTTTAACTTGCTACCTACCTTAATTTCTTTGCCCTTTGGCTTAAGCGTATGTGCAAGTGCTGTGTCAAGGTGAACATTCGTTGCATCCTCACTTGTTGTATCAGCTACAACATTGATTGTTCCTGTTGAATCATCAAGCTCATACTTAACCAGCTTAACTTTTTTAGACTTAACAACCTGCGCTCCTGCAATAGAACCGATAGTTCCATTCATAATTACATTAAGTGGGTACTTGTCATTGCTCTTGAAATCATCGTCATTAAGTAATGTTGCTTCCTGTGCTGGGTTAATGAATAATATCTTTGTAAGTGATGAATCAGATTCATCATCAAATTTGCTATTAGCCGCTACAACTGCTGAATAGCTGATAGGTGCTGCTGTTCCATCGTAATCAATAGGTGCTGTGCAAAGTGCGTCATAGCTGTCATTATCAACTTTTGCAGCGATTGACATAGCAATCTGATTGATAGCTGTACCAAGTGGGTCGCCATAACCAGATAATACTGATTCATCTGTAAGCTCTACAGCCTTACCTGCTTTCTTAACCTTTGCTTCTGTTGTAGATGTTGTAAGTACTGTTGTACCCATAGCAACACCTTCTGCTACATCTTCTGCGTCACCAATATAAGCATACTTTGGCACAACGATTGTGCTTCCCGGTCTGCCTACAAGTGTTGTATCAACTCTTGCAATAGGCGAAAACTTAATTTTCTTTGGTAACTTAGCTGATACCATATCAGCCATTACTTGTGGGTCTACTAAATTTTCTAACTTAGTCTGTGGCATAGTTTCTTTACCTCCGTTTTCTACTCTGTGAACTTTTTATAAAGTTCTGGATTCTTATTTTTGAACTCCACTCTTTCGTGGTAATTCATCTTGTTAAACTGTTCCTGTGTTATCGTGCTTTCTTCTCCACCGCCTGCATTAATAGCCGGTCTTGATTTAAGCCACTCTGCCTTTGCTTCTTTAACCTGTCTTTGCACTTCATTAGCAATTACAGTTGCTATAAGGCTATGGTCTGCATCTGTAACCGCCTCAATCAAAGAATCAATATCCTTTCCATCACCTATAACTTTCTGATAAGCATTGACAGCTTTCATATGATTAAGTTCTTTGCTCATGTTCTCGAACTTTTCAGCCTGCAATTTTTCAGCTTCCGCTTTTGCTTCCGCTTCCTGTTCTTCTGCTGTCTGCTTCGAGCGAAGTTCTTTCTTATACTTAGCTGCTTCTGAACTGGCTTTATCGGAAGCGTTCTTATACTTCTCTTTTTCAGCTCTTTCACTAGCGAGCTGTGCCATAAGTTCTTCTACGCTAGGTGTATGCTCTTCGTTCTGTGGTTCATTGTCAGTTGTTGGTTCTGTTGTTGCGTTAATTACATCTGCCATATTTTTTTACCTCTGCTTTCTGCGTTTTTTGTTGTTCTCTCAACTTTCTTGCGATATTTGTATTGCCCTTTCTCTAGGGCATATAAAAAGCCACAAGGCATTTTCTACCTTGTGGCTCAATATCAATTATTTATCTGTTCTGCTCTTATCTATAACCGGACTATTTTCTGTCTGGTCTGATAAGTCTTGCATTGTGCGGTCTTTATTAGGTGGCTGTTCTCCATCTCCACCCTCCGCTTGGTTCTGCGTGCCTTTGTTGATTATACTGTCTTGATATGCCTTAACCATCTCTCCGCTTCTCGCTACAACATCGTTAGGGTCATCAAAGAATGGAATTGCATCAACTGTATCTTTAAGGCTAAATCCGTGGCTTATCAATGTTGCCATGGCATTAACCTTGGTTGACATTTCATAAGTTTTTTGTCGCTTAATGTTAGGCTTTACATCTCTTGCCCTTAATTTAAGTAATGGGTTACTTCTGCTAACATTGTTTGAAAACTTAATAGCCGCAAGAACAACTTTTATTTCTTCCATTTTGCAGCCATCAGTAATTAATTGCTGTTTTGCTGCCGCTGTCTCAGCCTGTGACCAACCTGTTGCGTCTGACATTGCAACTCCTGTACTACCACCACTGTTATCATTCCGTTGTGGTACATTGCATTTCTGCAATATTATCTGCCGCCTTGATTGGATATTATTAAGCATACCTGTGTAATCGTAATTAATTGCAAGTGGCTCAACTATTGGAGTTTTGCCATCTGCTGATGTGTAGGTCTGCATCCATTCTCCAGATTTTGGTTTCCTTACTTTTTCAGTAATGCGTTGCGTTCCATCTTTATCAACTGTTGTTTCTTGTTCAACTGGGAAATCAACATCATTTGTATGCCATACTGCCTGTGTATTCTGTTCGACATCATTTGTAAAATCTGAAATGAGTAGGTTTAAGTTATCCATTTCAGATATTTGCCGTTCAAAACAGCCCATTCTATCAAATGACCTTGTGTATTCAATGATAGGAATTTTATGCAGTGGGTTTTCTTCTCCGCTTCTCTCCAAAAACCCCCATTTTGTTTTCCCTTTATTTTTTCCGTTAGTGATTTTTATTCCGTCGGTAATTTCATATCTCGTATCTTTGGTAAAACAAGTGTAATACCTGGTACCGCTGTGTTTATCTTTTATATATGTCCCAGCAAGAACAACTCTCTTGTCGCTGTAGGCGGTTGACCTTACAACAAATGTTGTTCTTGGGTCTAATACATTATATGTGAAATAGCTTTCCCCATCCTCGTATTCTGTATTTACATCAATGAGGACATATCCAACACCACCGATTTCAACATATCTTGCAAGTTTCTGCTGCTTCTGTCTTGCGTTCTGTGATTCGTAGCAACTGTTTAATTCCGCTATAGCTTTTGTAAGGTTAGAATCCTCATTGTCGCCATTTTGAACTAACGTTATAGGATTTCCCCACTTAAAACCTAAATTAAACTCCGTGACTTCATTAGCCACATTATCACAGCACTTACAGTCAATGTCTGGTCTGTAAGTCTTTGGATTCTTCCTAACTATTGGCTGTATTCCTGCGTCATAATCAAGAAGAAACTGTATTCTGTTAGAATTAATATCATGTTCCAAAATTGCTTCACGCAAAATTGGTATTATATTGTCAGACGTTATTTCTTTTGCGCCTGTATATATGACAATTCTTCCTGCCTGCATTGTCTACACCTCTAATAAAATCTCATGCCATTCGAACTTCTTCTGTCCGGTATTTCCTTAATCTGAAAATCGTCATCATTGTTAGGTACATACCAAATCCACTTGCGACAGTGCCTACAAGCCAGTTTATGTGTTCGTGGGTCTTTGCTGTCTGCTTTAGTTAAAAACTTATGACAGTTCGGGCACATGATTGATTTATCTTTATTCATATAAAAATTCATATTTTTACCTCGTTGCATAACAAAAAGCACCGCCACAATTAAGCAACGGTGCTTTTGATGAAGAATGTGTTTATGAAAAACATCTTTGTAACTTCTTACAAATACAGTATATCATTGGAGCAATATGACATTCTATGACATCTTTAAATACGTGTTACCATATTTTTCTTCAAATGCTTTAAGAGCCTTTCCGTGAAGTCTGATAATTTGCCTCCATGAGTATTTCATTTCTGTAGCGATGACTTCAAAAGTTTTCTTTTCGATATATCTTGAAAACAAAATATTATAGCAATCTTCATTCTCTATGCCGTCTATTTGCCCTATAATCAAGTCTTTTTTTTCAATGTATTCATCTATCATGTTATCAAGATTATGCTCCATTTCGTCAATTTTGGCGTATGTAGAGCCTATTTTATCTGGGTCAGATGACGACATTACTCTTTCTTCATTTTTTACCGCCGATATGCTGTGGGAAAGTTCTCTAAGCTGTGATATCTCTGACAGCTTATTATTTATCATTCTATTGAGTCTGCTTATTTGGTTCAAATAATCCTTGGTTGTCATACAAACCCTCCTCTTATATCGGACTTGATATTATTACTGTCTTCTTTATCCTGTTTCCTTTTGTAATTCTTAACGCAAAGTTTGAGAAAACATCCGGCACATCATCTAATTGTTTCTTGCCCGATACCGAATATTGCTTTAATAATGACATCATCACTCCATATGGCTCATTAGGCTTATAAAGTGATTGATCTTTGAAAATAATATGTTGTAAAATCCAGTTAGAACACTGAAAAATACGTGCTTCCTTATTTGTCTCTGTCGGTACATCAGTGATGTTGCATATCCATCCTTTATTTTCAACTCGCTTATTAACTTCCATAGCCACTCTGTCACCACCGGCATTACGTTCAAACTCACACTCTTGTACCTGATTGTTGACCAATATGTTTGACGCATTTTCATACTGCATTTCATAGTCTGCCGTATTATCGCACACGCAATCAACGCAGTAATAGTCGTCCCCATATTTTTGAAGCACAGGCATAACAAAATAGTCTGTTCCCTTGCCTTTAGTATCACATTGAGCTGTAACAATTTCTGGTTCTCCGTGTGGCAGATTGAGGTATCTGCGGATTTTATCATCCGGGAATAGTAATCCCTCACGTTCAATAGGCTCCTGTTTATACAAACATCGGTAAGAGATTTCGTCCATGAGTAATTGTTGGTCGGCAAAAAACTCTTTCGTAAAACCGCCATACTCATAATCAAAATTACTTTCCCCTGTCACTGGGTCTACATCAGGAACCGATATTGTTTTGACTCTCGGATCTCCAATATACATATTTTGAATACGTCCGATAACATCATGTACGCTCCAACGAGTGGCAATATGTATCTCTTTACACGGCTTTCCGTCTGTATCTTGTGTCTTACGCTGTCTTGCGTCTACTGCGTATTTATTCCATAATTTATCAAGTATTGTAGGATTTAAGGCTTCCTCAATTCCACCTATCATATCATCAACTAGCAAAAATTTACTTGCGCGGACTTTACCAGCATTCTTACTTCCTACAGAAGTACACTGTACAGACGGAAAAGGTTTGTATTTGCCAATATTAAATTGCTCCATTTTGGCATTCGTGCTTGTAACTGATAGATTAGGGAAAATGTCATGCCATGCATAATCATCATCATTGGTAACAATGTCGTATACCCCATCATAGTACATTCGTGTAATATCGCCACTGTGCGAATAAAATAGGCTGTAGTCTTTTGGAAACCAACCAGCAACTGCCGAATGAAAAAATTTCTCAATCGTACTCTTTCCAGCTCCTGGCACTAGACTCACACACAATATGTCGTATTTATCATCAATCATGCCTTGTAATGCGTCCACAAGTCCGATTTTGATTAGTTGTTTCCTACGTGGCATATAAAATCGGTCTTTAGGCTCACGCTTTTTCTCTATGTACTGAAAATAGCTGTCAACTATTTTGTTTTGGGCTTCGAGTAACAAAATCTCATATTTTTTGTTTATCAGATCATATGCGGTTTTGTGGTCGAATGCGTATTTTTCCAAATCCCAAATCGTACCGCCTGTTTTATCCTTGCAGAAACGCTCTATAATGTCTTTTGCCCTTTCTGTAAGTTGTAATCCATACTCAATATCTTTCTCTCCGTTTATGGCTACGCTACAAGCATCTACATAGGCATTAATTACCTGTTCATCTATTCCGTTTTTCTTTATGTAATTTTCATATCCATTTACTGCATTGATTAACTGCTTTGAAGCCAAATAAAAAGCACCTCCGCAAAAGCAGAAGTGCCTTGACCTCTGCCTATAACTGTTTTAGGGTAGCGACTAACTCCATTTGTTAGCCGGTTGTCTTTTAATTGTAATATACCATTTTGTGGCACAATGGGCATTCACACTTGTAGTTATCGCCTTCCCTTTGATCTCCACAATATTCATATTCAGTCTTTTCCGCTTCAAAAACGGTTTTGCAATTCTTACACTCAAACTTTAAAGGTTTTCTTTCGTACCTAAGGCTGCCTTCTTTGATTATTTTCATTTCCAATGCACCTTGAACCCTTTCTTCTTATACTCCTCTACGGCTTCTTTAAGGCTCATATCGTCCTCATACTTTTCATTCAGCATAATCACCACATTGCCTTTTTCAATGCCGTATATGTTGCAATTTGCAAGTTTCTTAGCCGTTCCAAGGATAGCTTTTACCTGTTTGCGGCTCATTTCATAGGTTTTTGTTCCCATATTAACAGTCATTTCTCATAAACTCCTCAAAATCTTTTCTGCACTTAGGGCATAGGTCATATTTGCGATTGAATAATTTGAATTTATAGATACTTTCAACCTCTGCTGCTATGTCGCAATCTTCAAATGTCGGTTCAATATCTGAGCACCGCCCAATTAATGTAAATTTTATCCATCTCTTTGGTTTTGCTTTTATTTCAGCACCGCACCTATCGCAAGTGCGCCATTCTTTTTGATGTTTCATATAAATCCCTCACTTACAAATCGAGTTTATTCAAATAATCTGTTCCACTATTTTTAAGTGCCTTGCTAATGCCGTTAATCATATTAGCCATTGCCTGTTCGACTTCCTTTATCTTTTCAACGCTTCCACCGCATTGTAATGATAAATATCTTTTCTGCCAAACACTTGCATTTACAACTATACTATTGTGGACATCTTTCTGTGCAACCATCATTCTGCCGCCTTTCAAACCAATCCGTACATATACAGAATATCAAGTGGTGTTATTCTATCTCGATTAAAAGAATTGCTGACAATATAATTTGCCAACTCCCCATCTTTCCATCCGTCCGTACTTGTCATAGAATCATAAATCTGTTTATATTCTCCGGTCAGTTTGTCAAATTCAAACCATCCCAAGTCAAGTGTTACTCCGTAATCATAAAATCCCCTGTCAGACCACTTTCTGACATAATACATTAACTGCTTGTACGAAAATCCAAGCCTTTCAAAAATATTTCCAATAGTTCTTATACTTAATTCTCGATTGCTTGAATGCAATTTTCTTTTCTGTTCATTCACGCAAGCTCTAAAAAATATTTCTTCTAATGGTTTCATTCTTCCACCAATTTTCTAAGCACCATTCATAAACATATTTCCAAAATGCAAATCATTTAGTGCTTTTTCTAATTCGTCTTTGTACCGAAATGGACTTAAAGGGCTTTTTATTTCTTCCCTCAATATAGGTGACATATTGTCTATCAAAATGCCTTGTGTAGCACTTGAAAGATTTTGTGGTGGCAAATCCGCTAAAGCGCATAACTCCATTCTTTTATGGTCACATTTTTCAGATTTGGGGCAACTTTTACATTTTTCTGCTAATTTACTTAAAGGCTCTGCCATTACTAAACCAACTTTCTGCCGCAGATAGGGCAAAATTAATTTTTACGGCTCCTGCAACCTCTTTTCCATCGCTATTGTCGAAAATCATGTTATTTTCAGCTCCAAAAAGGACTAAATTTCCTTTACAATCAATGATTTTCTTTTTATTCCGACAAAAATCACACATTCTTACGCCCCCAATCATAGCAAAAATCGGAATCCTCGTGAGATTCCGTGTTTTTTGTTTGATATAAATATTCCACAATGTTTTTATCATACTCACACATAATTTTGCGTAAATATTAACCTCGAATAGCAGCACATGGAATCGAACCATGTCAGATCAAACCATGCCAACCGCTTTCAAATCTGCAATTTCTAATCACGGAAGGGTTTTCTGTTACCAATAATGCCGCTACCATCCATAAGTCTCCATTACCGGAACTATTGCAGTAGCACCCGACTAAGTGGGGATAAGGATAAGCACGCCCGGAAAGCATCGAACTTTCGTTAGAGGTTTTGGAGACCTCTTTCTGACCAACAGACAGACGTATATAGCAGTCGTAGTGAAACTGCTATACTGAAATTGCTTTTGCACTACATTGTACAATTTCATGCGGACTTTCTACCGCTTACGGCAAAGTTCACCCCTGTCGTAAGTTAGCGCAGTGTGTAGGATTCGAACCTACAAGGCGAACAAACGCCCGGCGGCTTAGCAAGCCGTTCCAATACCATTATGGGAACACTGCAAAATTTTCTACATATCGTCAACGAACTTTCATCGTCCTGTTTCCACGCTTTTTAAGCCGGCAACGCTTCCATCACAAGAAAAACATCATTCATTACACCAAAACTCGTCAGCCTTGTCACATAAACAATATTTTACAACGCGTTGGGATTGCAGGAATCGAACCTGCGACAACCCGGATATAAGCCGTGTCTTCTGCCACTGAATTAAATCCCAATATAGTGATCGGTACGAGATTCGAACTCGTGTTACCACCGTGAAAGGGTGGTGTCTTACCGCTCGACTAACCGATCATAACCGCCACGAGACGGTTAGCAATATGTTTTACGTGCTATGCGTTACACGATCATGCGCCGTGGGATAGACGCATGATAGAATACCACCGGACGGTCTCGCACCGTCCTTAACAGAATCGTCCTAGTGGCGAAAGGAGGAACCCAAATGCTTGAATTACTCAACCAAGGGTTCAAGTACATATGAAAAACATACGTGGCTACATGAAACGTCAGCATGTAACCAATTAGGCTACCGGGATTCGAACCCGGAATGCAGGAATCAAAATCCTGCGCCTTACCGTTTGGCGATAGCCCATCATTTCCAAATGACCATAATATTCATTGCAAAGATCGCGTATGAAAGCAAATACCCCATTGCGTTTGAATTGTCTTTTTGTTTTACCTGTCCTCTCATAAGTCCCAGTATTACGAGGGCATCTGCCGCTGTTGCAATAACTTTCAAAGCCATATCAATATCTCCCATCATCAAATCCGTGTTCCTGTTTGAACCGCTCCATTTCATTCACGCTCATGCCGAAAAGTCCGGCAGATTCATCAGAATCCGTATGTTTAAAATATTCTCCATGTTGCGGAAACATAAACCGGAACATAGCATAATTTGCAACGTCACACAGGTATTCAAGGTTCCCGGTCTCTTCAAACTTGGCAAGATTCATTTTCAAACTTTCGATTGCATCCACATTCCCTGTGGAGAAGTTCATTCTTGCCGGTCCGTATTTGTAATACGACTGTTCAATCAATCCTTTGCGTTTTTCATCAAAGGTTTCGGAATACTCGGTTTTCATCAACTCATTGCTGCAGCTTGCCATTAAACATCACCTTCCGCTCTATGGTTTGCTCTTTCAATGTCAAACCCTTCTGGGTAACGCGCCTTAAGCTTGTCTACATTCATCTGCATGATTTCATCAAGGCTCCAGCCGAAGGATTCGCAAATCATTGCAAGATACCAACAAATATCGCCAGCTTCTTTCTTTGCGTGGTCAATATCAAGCTGTTTCTCGTGGAAAATCCACTTTTTAATCATGTCGTTGAACTCTCCAACCTCACCGGATAACCCAAGGCAAGCATTAAAGATACCGCCAAAATCAAGATGCCGTTCATCTTCTGCGATCAAATTTTGCTGTAGCAGATATTTCATATCGCACGTTAAAATATTTTCAAGCATTCTGTCTGTTGCTTTGCGATCGTTTGTCCGCATGGCTAATGACTGATACTCATTTCCGGTCATATATCATTCTCCTGTCCGAAACACTCTTTTTTGTTTTTAAAAATTTTTTGGAAATGTAGTTGCGATTCGCAACGTGAAAGTGAATTGTTATAAATTTATTATAGCCTATTTTCGGTGAAAGTCAATGGGTGTTGTTGTAAGTGGCTTTTTATTTTTTGAGGAATTTGAGGAACTTAGTAGACGCCCGGTGGTCTTTCTGTCAGACCCCCTCCCCATCCTTTTCTTGCAAACATGGGAATCTAAAATATTTTCCATTTCGTTTTGTTGTCATTGTGTGAAAATCAAATTGTTTTAATACAATTCATGTCATACCCTTGCAACTATTCGCAAAACCTAACTTTTCCGAATAGTTTACGAATAGTTAAAGTGCTACAACCCTTGGTATTACTGTATTTGTGAATTGTAGAATAATCGCACACAATTCAAACCGTATTATTTGCCGCTGCATCTGTAAATTGTGTATCAATTGCGTGCAATTCTTGACTCTTTTTCTCGTCCAATCTTGGCAGCTCCTGCGCTGTAATTGCCCTTCTTTGTGTGGCATTATCTCCGATTCCCGGCTGATTCATGCCGAACTCGTTATTCCCCACAAACATAGTGCCTACAGGGCTATTGGAGTCATATGCTCGATCAAGGATGCAATCCTTGCGTGATCGCTGCAATTTTTGCCACATCTTGAAAGCCAACGAACTTGGTTCTTCTGTACTCCATATATCCATTGTGTTTGTCGGTATATTACAAAAATAACTAAATGCTACTGTACTTACCAACTTGCTATACACATTGGAGATATATATATAATAATCACAAAGCTTATACAATACCTCTCTATCGTATCTATTGCAGTTAGTCGGTATAGTTGCATTACCAAGAGGTTTTAGACTCTTGTCTTTTAGTACCGATGTATCCGGGAATAAATGCATACCAACATACTGCATAACAGCTTTCCACTGTCTCTGTCCAGCTTTCAACAAATCTTCGATGTGAAATTCTATACAAGCGTTGTCTATTAAATCCTGTACAGTTGATGTGTATATCTGTACTGTACCTAGATCCACTATAAGGCTTGTAAGATCTACGCTCTCTACATCCTGCATATATTCACACCTCCAATCCGTTTTATTTCTCTCTGCTTTTGGTATACACTATTTCCGGGTTTAAAGTCAAGCCTTATTTTTTTACGGTGATATTATATACTTACGCCGCGCGCGTATGCGGATATACACTTACTCTAAACCTATAGGCTTTAAATACAGTGTATTATTATTAATTTAAAAGATTAAGAAAAAGAGAGAGAAAGAGAAACATAGTTCTGAAAAAGCGACGTCAGACGATTGTGTCGTGTTATGTCAGACGATTGTCAGACGATTTTTTGCAAAAACTGATACTATTCTATCATTTTCGGACTTGCCAAAGACCTAATGAACCTAGCCTTGTTTATAAAAATTTAAGAAAAGTTTTATAGTTTTTTTACAGCTTTTCGGAGATTTTGTAAGATATGCCCGGATGCGTTGTTGATTTTGGATATGGCAAAAAGAAAAGGCAGCCGGAAAAGCTGCCCTTTGCTTGCATTGATTATATAATTACTATGTGTTACAATTTATTTGATTGAGAGCGGCGGCAAGTCCGCCCTCCCTTTCATTCCCTAAAACCTAATCGTTAGGCTTTTCTTTTTTTGCCATGTTGCGAACCTCATCTATTGCTTTTTGAACTTCGTCCATGTCCTTACATCCTGCAAATTTATCAGCTACGAGATTTAATATAACTTCCATCTGTTTATCTGTCATTTCGTTCATTTGTTCTCCTTTCTCCGCTTGCCCGGCTATTGTCTTCCGACAGCTTTATAATAATCTATTATCGTGTATATGTCAATAGTCTATTTTCATGTATTTTAATTATTTTTATATTCCATAATATCGCCCGGCTGACAATTTAGCAGTCTGCATAGATTACATATAACCTCACAAGTTACATTTTCATTTTTTGTCAGCTTTGCCACTGTATTAGAATGGATTCCGTTATTCTTTAACCACTGCTTATTGTATTCCTTTTTTTCTAAGACATTCCACAGCTTGGAAAAGTCAATATATCCGTTTGCACCATAATTCGCCATGCGTCACACCTCTTTTCTTTTTATATATGATAATAGATTTTTCACACCATGTCAACGTCTATTCTCATGTATCATATTGCACAATAAACTGCTGTTTTGTGTCGTCTATTTTCGTGTATTGTGTCAATTGTATTATAATCTATTATCGTGTACTATTAGTATATCAAATGAAACACGAAAGCGAGGTTACAACATGAAAAATATGAAAGCGGCAGAAACATTATTAGAAAGAAAAGGGTTTTATATTTCGAACCAGTTTGACGGTTTTACCACTCTCCCGGATGAATACGAATTGAGTGACGTAAACGGGAATGTTGTTATTGACCATTTGAGCGAAGCGCAGATTTTACAGCTTTCGGAAATTTTATAGGGAGGGCTTAAATATGAGAAAGACGGGAATGCGTTTTACATGGGAAACAACAAAGAACGGTGACGCGATCAACGAACTGAAAAAGAACGGAATCTCGTTTGAGTATAACCACTTTGGGGAACTCACAGCCGACTTTTACGGAATCGGGATTTTTGAAAAAGTCGATTTTGAACACGTTCAAGGTGATGTATTTGAAATCTGCATAGCATAGCCGAAACGCTCCGATCTGGAGCGTCAGCCGCGGGATGGTCTCCCGGCTCTGATGATGGCAGACCAGAAAACGAAAGCGAGGTTTTTGAACATGGAAAAATATATAATGGTTGCAACAAATGAACAGATAGAAAGAAGCAAGGCGCGCAGAAAAGTCATTGAAGCATTGGAGTATAACCCAATGTGCTACAACTGTAAGAGTTTTGGAAAGTCCTGCAAAGGGTCAACAAATAAAGTATATAGCGGATGCGTCTATAAAGAGGTTGACGAATCGAAACCGTCTATATATACACAGATTTTAGAACAAGTGAAATAGTCGAAACCGCCACTCCTGGCGGTCTGCAGGAACTGCCCCACCTGCACTGATGAGACAGGGCACACAATGAAAGGATGGTTGATTTTATGGCTACAGTTAAATTACAAGGAATTTATGAAAGAAGAAACGCTATCCCGGCGGCAGAACTCAAGCCGGGCATGGTTACAGTTTGGAATTTTGGATACACCGAGACGGTAAAAAGCGTTGAGCCTACCAAGAGCGGAAAAAGCGTCAGATGCGTTATTATTTCCGACGAAAGTGGAAAAGAATACACGCGAACAATGCGAAACGATAGACTTGTAGCAATCGCATAGGCAAGGGCGGCTTTTCCGGGGTTCGATTCCCCGGCTTGCTTTTACCCGGAGCAACCGGAAAAATTTAGAATATGGAGGACTTGAAACCATGAAAAGAACGCTATACGAATTATTTATGGAATGTGATTGGAACGCCTGCCGTGTACCGTGGAGAATATACGGCGAAAACAATAAATTGATCTGCGCAAATTACGGCGCAGAAACCGGGAATGAATTTGACGATATGCAAGTAAAAAGCTACTCATACAACAAAAACAAGAATTATGTACGAGTTTATGTAAAGTAACCAACCGCCGCAGAGGATGCACGCCGGATCACTACCGTCGGCGGTTTTTACTCAAAAATGAGCAAATAAAAGGAAAGAGGTATAAGAAATGGAAGAAAGATATATTTTGCACACGGGAAAAGGTGTGCAGATCGTAACAGAATCGCAAGCAATTAACAACGCGCTAGATCAAGAAAAAAGCGGCGTTATTCCGCGTTACTCATTCCGGGATTATAAGACCGGGGAAAAACTTACACCGCCCGGATGGATTGTATGGTCAACTTTTGCGGACGGTTGCGGCGTTGTGTACCGCAGATCTGACGGAAAAATGATTGTAACAACAGGATTCCAGGGAGATTTTGTTGTAATTTAAGGCGGTATCATTCCGCCCTTTTCCGCGTGCCTGGTGGCGTTGCGTACCGGTTCGATTCCGGCGGCGTGGGTTCCGTGAGTACTGGTACTCACGCGCACATTGACAAGCAAACATGATATAAGGAGGTATAAAGCCTATGATCTACGACATTAAAGCGGATTTTAACGGGCAAGCTGTGCACCGCGTGGCGTATGGAGATTTACAAGCGTGGCTGATCGTTAACCAGTTATCACGCGACGGATGCATAAATATATGCATGAGTAAGCGCGGATCGTCTGGAGGTGGCGAACATGGCAAAATATGAGTATATCGGCAAAAGGGAAATTCTGCGCCGGGTGTCTGCTCTTGGCTATCCAGTGGCATCCGGCAAGCTGTGCAGCTATGCGAAATTCGAGGGTGTGGAATGGGTGGAGTCTGCAAAAACCAAAATAACCGCCCAACGTGGCGGAGATTGGTTACAGATCACGCAAAGGACGGAAAACATAACACACACTTACAGCCGGTACGATGGGAAAAACTATCTTGACAAGTGGTAAAATGCGGTCTATGCTAGACTATAACTACAGCCGGGCAAGCGTCTTCTGGCGTTTGCCTGTGATCTGTGATATTATCAAATATCATCGGTGCATTATCTATATATGGCATAACATATAGTGTATTTGTGTTATTTGCGGAATGCCGCAGATAATTGCACGTTTGTTACACGTTTTTGGGAATCCGTAAAAATGGAATCTTGACCCCAAAACGCTACCCCAGGGGGGGTACAAAAAAATTACGAAATATTTTTTGGCGCGCGGAGAAAATTTTCTTTCATCAAAAACCCGCCTAACTGGCGGGTTTTCTTATTTCTTCTCTTTCATTGCAATTTCTAAATCAAGCCCCAATGCATCCGCAATCTGCCGCATTTCCTTTTCTGAAAAGTTGTCACGTTTCATTTTTTGCGAAAGATTTTGTGAGCTGGTGTCAATAAGTCTTGCTAGATCGGTCACTCTTAATTCCTTTTCAATAAGCGTATGTTTTACGATTTTTGCAAACAATGTACCGCCTCCTCTCTCTTGACGTGTTTCAATAATATCATAAACCTCAATTGTAATCCAAGATTCCATACCCGCTATCTTGGATAAGTGTAAAAGTTAATAGCTATCAGTGTAAAAGAAAGGTATGGATTTTCTTTTACAAATGAATTGAGACTGACTGGATAGTTGGTCTCTTTTCTGTTATGCTTTGATTTCTGGCGGCTGGAAAGGAGTCACCATGTCAAAGTTTTTATCTTATGAAGATCGAATGATTATTGCTCAACGCCTTCAGGAGAATGCCTCCTTTGGGGCAATTGGTACAGAGTTAGGAAAGGACCGTACAACCATTGCCAAGGAGATTAAAAAGTATTCCTATGACAAGAAAAGCGGTCGTCCTGGATATCCGTATAATCCTTGTAAATTCCGTGCTACATGCAAAGCAAAAAGGATTTGCGGAACAAGCTGTACACACCAATCCGCTTACAAATGCAGCCTGTGCTCTGAATGCACCTTACATTGTCCTGACTTTGTAGAAGATGTCTGTTCTGTCAAAAATAAGCCGCCTTATGTTTGTAATGGCTGCAGTCAGCTGCCGAAATGTACGTTATTAAAACGTATTTATGATCCGGCAGATGCACATGAGAGAGCACATCATGCTGTTTCGGAAGCCAGAACAGGTATCATGTCCAACGAAGATGATATTGCAAGAATTAATCGGATCATCAGTCCTTTGGTTAAAAACGGGCAGTCGCTTCATCAGATCTATCTGGATCATGTAGATGAACTGATGTGTAGTGAAAAGACATTGTATAACTACGTGGATGCCCAGCTCTTTGATATCAGAAATATTGATCTGCCCCGTAAAGTGAAATACCGTCCCCGTTATAAGAAGCCTGAATTTAAAGTTGACCGGGGCTGCCGTATTGAACGAAGCTACACCGACTTTCAAAAATATCTGGGAGCACACCCGGAAACGACCATTGTACAAATGGATAGTGTGATTGGTCGTGTGGGAGGAAAATGTCTTCTTACCATACACTTTGTAGAAAGCAGTCTCATGCTGGCTTTTTTGCGGGATGCAAATACATCAGCCTCTGTAATAGAGATCATAAACTTATTGGATGAAGCTCTTGGGGCAAAAACATTTAGTCGCTTGTTTCCAGTTATTTTGACAGATAACGGAAGTGAGTTTTCAAATCCAAAGGAAATAGAAAAACGCAGCACCATTCCATGCAATAGGACAAAGATATTTTATTGCGATCCAAGTGCTCCTTATCAAAAAGGAGCCTGTGAAGTCAACCATGAATTGATACGTCGTATCCTGCCAAAAGGAAGCAGTTTCGATGAACTGACACAACAGGATATTACTCTGATGATGAACCATATCAATTCTTATAAAAGAAAAAAGCTGAACAACCGTAGCCCATACGAAACATTCAGCTTTTACTATGGAGAAGATGTACTTAAGAAACTGGGATGTTCACCGGTTGCCGCCGAGAACATCATCTTAAAGCCTAAACTTCTCAAAAAGTAACAAATAAATTTGCTGAGTGCCGTCAGAGCCAGAATAGAACAACTCTATCCAATCAAAACAGGGATGGATTCTCCGAATACAAAAATTTCGAGAGGGAATTGATCTCTGGTTGTCGTACGCAAATTTATTGCTGAACGTATTATATCATATCGTAATGGAAATGAAAATTCGGGAATCTTGCTTGCAAAGCGGGACTTTCATTTACAAACCGGGAATCTCGGTTACAAAACAGGACTTTCATTTACAAATGGGGAGTCTTGGGTTACAAATGGGATTCTCGGGTTACTATTTACCAAAAATAATTGGAAATTAAAAATTATCATGGAACAGTTTGGGTGGACGAGAAAATTTTTATATCACAAGATTCTCGTGGAGCTATCTGACATTTACGACTTAGAACTTGAAGAAAAGTTCTATGTGCAGAGGTTTGGATATAGACCAGAGTACAAATTGGATTTGTTGGATGGCAGTAAAAGCCTTGCCAGACTTGCGACAGGATATATCAACTATTTATTAACAGAAGAAGGAGACTACTAAAATGGATGAATTTATTAAAATTGTATGCTCAAGTCAACTTGACAATGAAACCGGAAATGCTTTTGTTGAATACTTCTCTCCCTTAACAGAGAAGCTAAAAGGGTTATTAAGTGAAAATTTATATTCAGAGTTCGAGGAACTGCTTTTTAGTTGCTGTGCAAAGAATAATGATTTTTACATGACGGAAGGCGCGAAACTCGCTATAGAAATAATGAAAGGTTCTTACATTCCGAAAGTCTGACACAATTCCGGCGGCGATTCAAACCGCCGGATTTATTTTTGCCCTAGCGCAACGAAATTTTCTTTCGTGAAAATCAAAGACCGCGCCGAATAATCGCTTTTGCTCAACTCTTCTATCAGCTTTTCCCTGGTCATTTCCGGGTTCGTCCGGTGCACGTACTGTAAGAGTTCTGAAATTTTATCCATTATGCAACCTCCATAAATTCAATCAATAGTCTGTCTGCTATTTCAAACACTTTTCTTCCGTATGTAGCCAAGAAGTCTGCTACAATTTCCTCGGTGCCAATATCCATGTATACATTATACGAAAGGCAGAACGCATGACATAATTCGTGGCATAACACACGGTCAAGAAATTTTCCACGCAGATCATCCGCAAGATATATTGTTTTCGTGTCTCTGTCGGTCATGCCTACCGTTCTGCTTCCGTCACTTCTCTGTAGCATATCGCTGTAACGCGATACTTTTACCAGATTCCATATTTCGTTGTTTATCGTGAACAATTTACCACCTCGCAAACAAAGAGGGCAAAATGCCCTCTCTATTACATTTTCGTGACAAGCGTAGTCAGCTTTGTCTTGGTCAACTGTTTCTCTTCTGGGGACATACCGGAAAACAGTTCTGTCACATCTTCCGAAAGAGATTTCATGTACTTTTCAAGTTCTTTCATCTTTGCGTCCTTATCTTCCGGTGAATTTCCATTATGCATTTCCTTTGTTTCCATGTAGCTTCTCCGGCTCATACCGGCTCTGCCCTCTCTTGCATCGTGAGTACCGGTACTCATACCATTATTGCCACTCATAGGCTCTGAATAATACATCTTTCCCATACTCATTCGGTCGAGGTCTCTCATTCGCTCTGCATCCGACATATTTTCCCATTCCCGGTAATCTTCCGGCATCTGGTGATAATATGGTGGTTCTACATATCCTCTGCGTGTTCCACGCCCTTTCGGTGCGAATCTGCCATTTGCATAGCGGTAATGGTCGTAAAATCTTCTGTCTGGATAATCCTCGTACTGTTCAAGCATACGCATAATATCCTCGTTATTTTCAGACTTTTTCATTGCTTCAACAATGTTATAGTCTTTGTCAAAGCATACGATATTCTTTGCAATCTCTGTCCAATCCTTGAGATCATCAAGGTTTTGTCCTTCAAAATTCTCGATTCCGATGCCGTCAACGTGGGCTTTCACGCAATCCATAATCTGTTTCGCAAATTTATGCATAATATCAAGCCTCCCTTACTGCAATCAAATTACTGTTCTGCACCTCGATAGCCTGCGCGGACGTATTCTGCACGGCTACGGTACTGCAACAACCGCAAGGTACATCAACATATGCCTGTGCTGATACATTAAAGAAATTCTCAACTGCGGCTGGCGTTACGATCATTTTTGTTGACTGCAAAGGCTCTCCATCAACCGCGATTGCAAGCGATATAGCTCCAACCGTACCGCCTGTCGGAATCTGAATGTTGCCGGAATATGACACAAGGAATCTAGCCTTGCACTGATTTGTGATACCCCTTAACTTGACAATTCCACTTCCCTGTCTGTGTACGATACATTTTGTTCCATTTACTGCTGTTTCTGTGAACGCCACATCTTCTCCGGCAGAAACGGTTTGTAATGCAATTCCTGTTACTTCCATTATTTTTACCTCTCTTCCATAAAATAAGGGCAAACATTACAGTCTGCCCTTTGGTTATAAGTAATACTGCTTAGCAGACATGATCGAGTTAAACTCAATTAAGATACTCAATTATTTAGTTTTAGCAGCCACAACCGGTGTTGCATCCGCATCCATATGCATAAGCATTTGGGTTAGGTACAACATATGCCGGGATAGCAGACGGATTTACTGCATTGATAATCTGCTGTGTCTGAGCTGCCATCTGAGTTGTAAGTAATGCACTCTGACGATCCTGTGAAGCTGCTCTACGCAGATCATTATTTTCTGCCTGTAAGGAAGAAATTTTTTCATTGCATAGATAATCGAGAATAGCGCGTGTTCCTGCATTCTGACTGTCGATAATGTCTCTCGTGTTGCTGTTCATGGTGTTCTGCAACGCGCAAGTGTTAGTTGCCATGTTGTAGTTTACGCCTTGGATAGCTTCTCTTGTTTCGCAGCAGCAGTTTGCGAGCTGTGACTGTAATGCGTTTGTATTCTGCATGTTAGCGACTGTATCAGCATTGATAGCCTGCTGGATGCCGAATCCGGTCTGCAAAATGTTTGTGTTGATGCCATTCATGCCTGTTTGCACTGCATAGAATCCGTCACAAAGTCCGTTTGTAATGCCATCAAGTTTTGACACAACCGCCTGATTATCAAATCCACGCTGGATTTCGCTTCCGACACCACCATTCATTCCGTTTCCTCCGAATCCGTTACCGAATCCACCCCATCCGAAGATGGCAAAGATAACGATAATGAACCATAACCATGAGCCTTCTGCGCCCCATCCATTGTTATTTCCGTTTCCGTCAATGTTCGCTACAAGCGGAACGGATGCACAATTACCTGTGTTAAACATAGAATTTACCTCCATAATTCATTTTTATATACATAATCTTGCAAGAATTAGTATCACATTCCTAATTGGCTTTTAAACGACTCAAAAGCCTTATCTGCGTCAATTCCCTTTTCTTTGCACAAATTCCTAGCCATCTGCTCAATGCCCTTGGAATCTCCCTTCTGTGCCATCTGCATAGCATTGCGAGCCATAGGGTTGCTCATTACGCTTTTATTCCCCATCATTTGTTGTAAAAACTGCTGTGGGTTTCTCATTCCCTGTAACATCTGCATAGGATTCATTAAGACTCACTCTCCTTTTGTGTTCGTGAAGATTTTCTTTGCGTTTGCGAAGATAATTTATCTTCCAACTCTTCCATCTTTCCAAACAAGCAATCTAATTTGTCAGTAATAGCCTTTGTCGCATCATCAGATAGCCCTATTTCAATTCTTTTATCATCGCTTGAAGAATCTGCCATCTGCTCGTTGAAAGGCTTGTAAACGGTCTTTCTGATTGTTCCATTGGCATCCCATTGTTTTGCTACGATTGCGCTCATATCTTGCATCGGGAAAAACGCAACGCTTCCATCCATAGGTACATCATTCGCCATGATTGCTGATTCCGACTGTACTACTTTTCCTTGGATTCCAAGGAACTGCGGTTGCATCTGCGGAATCTGTGGCTCTGGCTGTTGAAACCTCTGCATTGGGTTGTACTGATAAGCGGCATAGCTTGGGTTTGGGTTAAATGCCATATTCTGATTTTGCATTTGATACATTCTCTTCCTCCAATACTTCCTTGATTGCGTGAATCATTGCTGACTGATACACAAGCGGAACCTTTGACACATCTTCTCTTGTTAAGATTTTTTCAAGAATTTCATCCGTAAATAACATTCCGCATCCCTCCTATGCTTATATTTTTGCATAAAAAAATACGGTTCTTCCGCAAAAAATAAGCAGAAAAACCGCATAAAAAAAAGAACGCTCAATGCGTCCAAACTTCCATAGTAATCATATTCAATTAACTTTTAGCACTTGTACAAGAAACTCCTTTCTTTAGTAAAATCAAGGCTTCCGGGCCTTTTTTGATTACCTTTTGATTACTTTTTGATTACTCTCTTTCCCCTAATCTATAGAAAACCTTGATTTTATGCGGTTTTCTGAAAGCCAATAAGGGGACTCGAACCCTTGCACAAAGCATCAACTTTTCAGTGTTTATGCGGCTTGTAGCGTTTTTACTTTGATTACTTTTGATTACTTTTTTCAAAATAGTAATCAAACGACTAACTTGTTCGTGCTTTGAAGTCTGGTATACTACTTAAAATATCTGACTTTTTCTCGATAGATCTGCGGTTTCTGTGGTAATGTTCCTCTGTAGTTCCTAGGCTTGCGTGCCCCATCTGACCAAGGATCAACCGCTCGTCAATATTGTTGTCAAGAAGGATGGTTCCGTATGTCTTTCGGATCTTATGTGGAGACTTTCGATAGATTCCTAACTTATCGCACAATCTCTGTAATCGCATTCTTACACAATTCGCATTCAAGCGCTCTCCATTTTCTTTAATGAACACAAATTCTTCAAATGGATTCGTTTTTCTGATCCTATCACACAACCACTCGTAGTCCTTTGGGATGATAATTGTTCTCGCCCCAGCTCTCGTCTTTGGGAAATCCTTTATCGCAACCGTATATTTTGCATCGTCCTCTCCACGATACCTTGTTTCGGTTCGCCGAACCTTGACCGTATTACCGTCAAAATCATCATGTTTTAGGCACACAACCTCTCCGATTCTCATTCCGGTCACGAACATTAGAAGTATTGCTATGTTTGATAAATCAAGGTTGCATTCCAAATATTTAATCATAATATCAGTTTCATTCTCGTCAAAAACCTCTTCGTAATCTTCCTTGATCGTTCGTTTGAAATCGGAATCAGATGTATCAAGCTCCTCAAACAATTCTTCAACATTAAAATCAATCAACTTCCGCTTTTTGGCTCGTTTCAGAAACCCTTTGGTTATCCCTTTTAGTCCGGAAAACGCCTTTGCCGTCAAGTTAAACTTCGGAATCTGTTCTTCTAGGAAATCTCCCCATTCATCTTCCGATATTGATTTTATGTGCCTTTTACCCATTTGTTTAAAGTGCCTTTGATAAAAGTTGCGATTCCTTTGGTGCGTTGCATTTCCAATCTTGTTCAGTGCCAACCGCCTGTCGTTCCACTCTTCAAACACTTCATCAATGGTTGGATTTTCTTCTTGAATCTGTAAATAATCGATAACCTCATTTTCAATATCGACCCTATCTTTTTTCTTAAGTAGCTTTCTCCCTTTCTCCTTGCATGGAATATAGGTTCTCCAATACCCATCTTTCCCTTCCCATATATCATATGGGTGTTTCTTTAGTATCTTTTCTCTTTTGTTCATTTCAACTTGTTCTTGCACAAGTGCTATGTCGAGGATACCACTATCAACGGCATATTTCAACAGTTCTTTTTCATCCAATCAAATACCCCTGTTCTTTCTATTTTATCTTTTATATCTCTCACTCTGTACTCTATCGTTCTTAGTGATAGATTTTCTTTTGTGGATATTTGCTTTTGTGAAAAACCACGGCAGAGAAGAGAGAAAATCCTCTCCTCTTCTTCCGTGAAATTGGCATTTTCTTTAATGTATTCAAGTTCTGGCTTAATGAATTTTGTAAATTTCATAAGCCATTTCTCCTTATTTTATTGGTTGATATTTAGATTTTTTAATGTGGAAAATCTAATAATAATTGATAAAATCTATAAAACTATTGTTTTCTCCATATTTCTTCATCGAGAATATATTGTCTGATAAATCTATCTGCGTACTGTGGGTGTATCATACTGCGTTCTGTTTGCGATAAACCACTCCAAGTTTTAGGTTTAACCCAATCCAACGCTTCAAAAATAAAATTGAATTTCGGTTCAAAATTGAAAAACCAAAATTGAGTAGGTTTCTTAAAGTAATCTCCATTCTCTGTTCGGTTTTTATCAATTACTTTCGGTTTAACGCACCAATACTTGGTAAGATAATGTTGTTCTCCAGCCGGATTTTCCAAAACCATTCTCAATCCTTTTCTTTCGCAAATTATTGCAAGTTTAGTAACTAATAGATAGTTACGATGTAACTCTGTATGAAGTCGCAAATCTCTTTCTAACTTATCCAACAAGGTCATATTCTTATCTTGTTTTTGCTGACCCCGAAAGGATAAAAGTATTTGTGCTTCAAACCTAGTGCAAGGGAAAAATGCAAATATCAAATCATCAGTACTTATCTTATCAAACAAACTTGGCTCGCCTTGATACCCCCTATCAATCTCTTCAAAAAGGTCAGTAACATAGTCGGTTTCGTTAAATTCATTCTGAATATCATAGTCGTAGGCTTCAATTCCATACTTCTTGAAAGCGTTCTTGAATGTTCCTGACTGTTCAAATAAACAATGTACTTTCATTCTAAATCTACCAAAAGGAAACCTCGGTTTTATGTGCGCACAACCTATTCCTTTCTTTGATTTTTAGTTAGTTATCTTCTTTTCTCTTAAAATCCTCGCAAGGCACATCAAGCAAGCAACCGCATTTTTCGGTTTCCATTCCTCCCCAATATGTCTTATATCTGTAAGAGTTTTCGCATCTAATCCACCGCCTTTCACAATCTCGATCATGTCCGACAGCATTCCGCTGCATCCGAACTGCTCCATTTCTTCGCGGTATTCTTCCAACTGTTTTACAACCGCGTCCACATCATAGGCAGTCGGCGCACTCTCAATTTCTGAATAAGGAACATATGTAATTTCTGTTCCATCTTCGCGAATATCTGTTACTGTCATTAAATTTTCTGTATCAATCAATCCCATCGTTTTTTATCTCCTCTTTTCAAATAATCAAAAATCTCATGTCCAATCATTGCTACAACTGACAGAACGCAAAAAAGATTAACTCCAAATTCTGTTAGAATATCTAACCTAACGGCTATAAGTATTAGTAGAAAGAAATTTATGTACGATTGAAACATCATTCTTCATCACTCCAATCAAACCTGCAACCGCACTTGCTACAGTAATTTGGCGCATTGTTGTTATTCATTATCCCTATATCGTGACTGACTTTAATTTTGTTTCCGCATTCACAATGGAATATAGAAAGAGTATCACTAAGGTTATGGTTAAATATAGGTTTCTTCGCCGTCTGCTTAACCGCCGCCGCCCCGCATTCCTCCAGTGTGCCGATTACACGGTACTGTTGTACTTCTTCAAGTGCCTGTATTGCTACTCTAGTAGCTTTCGCAACCCTGCATCCCCCATATTCACAATTAAGCGGGCTGTCTGTGCCTTGTGCGCATTCATAACAACTGTCTTTCTTCAATATCTTAATTGCTTCACTCGCTGTCATATTATTCCTCGCTTTCTAACAATTCCGGGTTGTCAAAAATGTTGCCGATAACCTCATACGGATAGTTTTCGAACACGAGATCTTCTTGACATAATCCGGGTTTCATTCTTGTTTCGTCCCCTTCTTTCACAATAGGCTCCACGAAGAAACCTATGTTTTTATAGCCATACACGCCCTCGTTCCAATCATGTTCGCCATATTTAACCAGCCCCATGCGTTGCCACTCGCACCAATGTTTTTCCGTGGTTTTCTGCAGCAAAATGTCATTCTCCCAAATCAGCTTGCCATTCTTATCTTTTAAGCCAGTGCATTGGCAGATGGTGGATGGGTTAACTCTGTACCAATTTTCAAATCCAAGGTTTCCGTAACCATGTCCAATATGTTTTGTAAACATATTACTATTCTTGACAGGGATTATAATTGATTCCCATCCATCTGTTGCATCACAACTTTGAATAAGATTACCTTGCACCCATTCTCCATCGTCAAGTCTCTTTGCCTTGAACAAATATCTATCTTCCATATTCTCTCCTATTCTGCTTCTGATTGAAGCCAATTTAACACTAATGCTAACCCCTCTTTCTTTCCTATTGCATCTGAAAGCACACCCATCTGAAAACTATCGCAATAATCAGCACAATTAAAGTTCGAACTGCTTGCAATACGTTCCGCCATTTCTTCATCCGACATATTCCTTATCCTGTCGGCATTGGTGTGTTTGCTATCACATCTGCAACAAGGCTCATTATCTATTGAATTGCTGTTGCGCTGGCAGTTACAAGTGTGTGCTTTTTCTTCTATGGCTAAGTCAAGATAATATTTCAAATCTTTTATCAAACTGATAGTTCCGTAGAGCTGTTTTTCCTCAAGCATTTCAACAACTTCCGATATTCTTCTATCAAAGTCTTGATTGCTTACACTTTCAAGAAATTTATCCATACAAGGCAACTTGAAAAGCCTGCCCTGTTCCTCTGCATCCTCGTAATCCGCTAACTTCTCCATTGCACAATAACCTTCTTCACAGTTGGAATAATATGGATTAGGCTTTTCGCCATAGCACGAATACAAGGTTTTTAAGGATTTTTTCTCGTAATTCTCTTTTACTAAGATTCCAAGCGCTGTTCGCTCTGTTAATCTCTCCATTCCTATTCCTCACTTTCTGCCAGCTTGGCCATTTTCCAATCGATTATATTGTCACTCCCGTATGCACTCCAAGATATTGCTCCGTATCCCCATGCGTACACTATTCCGTTCTCGTATTTTGCAAAATGTCTTTTTCTCCACGCTTCTTCTTCGCTATCTCTTACCAAAATCGGCGTATCGACTGCAACCTTACTCCAATCAACAGGCGGCTCAACATATTCTGAATCTAACCATTCCAGCATTTTATGTTTACATGAATAATTAGAAATATAGAATCCGCACTCTGAACATCTCATCTCTGCGCATGGAACAGGCTCGCCATCTTTGAGTGCAAGTTTACTTACTGTAATATCAATGATTTTATCCGCATATTTTTCTTTATTCGTCATATTAAACCTCCAAATCACATACAAACTTAATCTCATCCGCCAAACTCTGTGCTATCATCGGCACAGTCAACTGAAACTGCTTGTAATTAGCCAATGTGTCGATGTAGTCAATAAACTTGTCCGTGAACTGCTGTAACTGCTTCACAGACAGCTTAAATTCCTTTTTCAGAATCGTAAGCGTGAGCGCGAAATAGTTAAACAATGACGCGCTGGAAAGTCTGTAGGCTTCACGCTCGATACAAAATCCTTTCTTGGCATATAAGACCATTAACTGCCGCTGCGGAATCTGTTCAACTTCTGTCTTGGTATCAATGTCGTATTTGTCTTTCAGGTAAACAGCCAAGTCCTTTCCGTTCTTCCCGCCGCATGATGCTTCATCCAAGTAAGATTTCAAAAAATCCTGTAACCGGATGATTCTTGTCTGTCCGAATCCGAATTTGTCATGCAGAATTATGTACCCAATCACGACAAAATCTTTGTACGATTTTGATATAACCTTATCAGCATTTCTCTTTTCAAAATCATTTCGCCCGATAATCCGCATTTCCTGTTTTGTGTAAAATGTCGGCTTTTTCTTCCGTCTCAACGCATTGCTCATTTCTTTGATTTCTCCTTTCTGTATGTGATTTCCAACCATGCAAAATGACTCAATACAAGCTGTCTTGCACGCTCTTCAATCTCCATGCCTTTGTATTTGTCTATCAATGATTCTCCGGATTTTACAACTTCATCCCACCAAGAATCAGCGTTGTCCGGTGAATAGTATTTCTGAATGAATTGCCAATAATCCATAAATACTTGCCATTCTTCCGAACCCTTTTCAATCTTTGCACTTGCCATAGCCACTACCTCTAAAACGGACAATCGCCATTGTATGGCTTAAATCCGTCCCCACGTTCTTTATTTTTGATTTCCGCAACAACATCATCAAGTGGTTTTTCGATTTCAACGAATTTCATATTTTCGCCGATAAACTGTAATGCTTCTTTCATAAGTTCGCCCTGCCGTTGCTTTGCAACTTTCAACCCTTTATATTCTCCGCTTTCATCCAGATTCCATAAAAAGAAAATATTCGATGCGTCCTGCTCAATATCTCCGGATTCTCTCAACTCTGACATTGTAGGCTCTTTGGTATCTCTTCCCTCTGAAACTCTGTTCAACTGCGAAAGTGCGATAACCGGAACATTTAGCTCCATTGCAAGTGCCTTTAATGCTTTTGAAATATCTCCGACTTCTGATGATCTGTTGCTGTACTTTCGCTCTGCTTTAATCAACTGCAAGTAGTCAATAATGATTGCATCAAACTGCCGGTAGCGGCTCTCTGCCTTGATTTCTCCTACGGATTTTGAACCTGTGGAAATAATCACATCATAATCACACATTTCATCGTTTGCCTTGTCGAATTTTTCTTTTTCATCTCCAAGGAACGCTTTTGCCCTCCGGACGCGCGTTAGGCTTATTTCAGACAACCTTGAAACGAAACGTTCGTAAACCTGTCCTTCTTTCATCTCGAGGTTGAAATATCCAACTTGGAGTCCTTTTTCTGCCATTTGTCCGATCATCTGCGTTACAAATGCGGATTTTCCAATTCCCGGTCTTGCACCGACAACAGTCACATCTCCGCCCTCTAAACTTCCGATACAATCATCCAATTGATCGAACCCTGTTTTTACGCCGCCCTCTCCAACGTGTTCGTTGAAATATTTTTCCTTGTTTTCCTCAACGATCTGCTTTAATGATTTTGACCGAACTTTCATGTTCTTCTGCAATTCTTCCAACCTTGAAATGCTTTCAGAAATAGTCTTGTCAATGTCTCCCGGCCTCAATGAAACTCTCTGATAAAGACTTTTGACCTCTCTTGCCTTGAAATCATTCATCACGACTTTGGCATACGCAGGAGCTTCAACCGATGTCGGAGAAGATTGTAAACAAGACATAACGACTCGCTTATATTCATCTTCGCTGTACTTTGGGTTGGTCAACGACTGCGCAAGGGAAAGTACCGTTATTTCTTCGCAATTATCTCTCATTGCAAGCATTTTTATGAAAATGTCCTGTCCTATATCATCGGAGAACATATATGGTTTAATTTCCGGAATCCTGTCGAGAGAATCAGAGGATATAAGTACGCATCCGATAAGCCCCTGCTCTGCTTCTGTCAACTGCAATCACCTCGTTTCTCCGCAATCTGCAACCAATAGTCGCAATCATTTTTCAGCCAATCAACATATTTTGGAATGTACCGAAAATCCGTATCGTCCGGATTCTTTTCTTGATAGTCACTCAAATATGCTTCTGTGGCTTTGTATAACAGCCGTGCAATGTCCGGTTGGTTCTCTTCGATAACTTCTAGCACTTTATCCATCCAAGCTGTTTTAGAGGTACTGTACGCTGTTTTCTTGGGGTATATACTAAAAGTCTTTTTCCAAGCATCGTCAAAATCAAACAAATCTCCGGAATCGGTCGACAGCGAATTTTCTTTTATATTTTCTTTCTCTTTATCTTCTTCTTTATCTTCTTCTCTATCTGAAACAGCGACGTCAGACGATTTATCGGGCGATTTTTGTTCAATTAGGTTTTTCTGCTTCTTTCTACGGTTCTGCTGATATAGCCTGTCGCGTTCCTTTTTCTTCTCATAAGCGTCAAGCGTTTGGTGCTTATTCCAATTCGGAATCGTTATCACATTGTCAACAACTTCAATCATTCCAAATTCTTCAAAAGTCTTAAGCGCAAGCCTTACCGTGTTCAAATCTCTGCGGAAAATGGTGGCAAGCATTTCATCCGTGAACGGCAACTTGTTGCTCATCATAAACACACCGTTGTTATTCTGTTTTCCGGCAAGAATAAGAAGTTTGAACCAAATCGTAATGATGCTATCCGCACTCGGCATACTCTCAATCAGAAGAATCTTTTCATCGTCAAAAACATCTGTTGTGATTTTAATCCACTTGACTTCTGCCATTTATTTAATCACTCTCCTCATATGTATTTTCAGAAATCAAAGCCATAAACTTCTCATACTGTTTTTCAGAAACTTTGTTACCCTGTTTCTCTGGCTTCAAGCGGATTTCAAGGTGCTTTTCAGCAATATGCGATAATTCCTTAGCAAGAGTCTTTTTGCCTTGTTGTACGCCCCGCATATAACCTTTGACCACTTTTCTTTCTCCGATTGAACCACTTGCGCGATTTTCTCCTTGACCGCCCAAACTGACATTACGCAATTGATAGCCTTTATCTGCATATAACTTGATGTAATATTTCTCCTTTTTATCAAGCTGGCTCTCTGAGAAATTCAGAAATTCAACTCGCCAACCATAAGGATTGTCGCTCTCGTTGTACAACTTATGCTTCCGTAAACTAAGGTCTATGTGTTGTTCATAGCCTGTAAGGTGGCTACACAATCTGCTGATTATATGCAGTGCCTGCCCGATATACGCATACCGGAAACCATTTTCATCCTCACGAAGTAAGAAGTATATTCCGCTTTCATCATTCAGTTTCGGATTCAACGCAAGCCACTTCTGTTTATTTTTGGCTTCGATGGCTTTTGCCTGTCTAAATTTCTTATAATCCACCCCAATCACTTCCTCTCCAATGGCTTCATGCTCATTTGAGCCACAAACTTTCCGTAACTCATTCCGGAAGCGCGTGCCATATGATTCACAGCCTTGATTGCATCATCCTTTTTCTTTGGCTTTCTCAATCGTTCTTTAATGTCAATGCCGATGCAGTCTTGGCAATCAACTTTGCGTTCATCTATCGTCATAAACAGCCTGCCACATTTCGGGCATATTCTTGTATACACAATTCTTCCAGCCTTTTTAAAATTCTTAAACTGTGCGTATCTTTTTGCACATTTGGGTCTGCAGTATTTTTGATCTGGTCGCTTCGGCTCAAATTCAGCCATACAGTATTCACATATTTTCAATTTTTACCTCCAATCTTTTGTAAGGGCGGTGCGGTAAACGCACCGCCAAAACATGGCTTTCAATAAGGTTTGTGATAACTATTCGCCAAACAAGATAGTTTCTTTTAGGCTTTCGCCAAGGTGTTTCAACCTAATTATTCTTTTTCAAGTTCCGCTTTGATGGTCTCAAGTTTTTTCTCTTCATATTCAAGACGTACTCGGCAACTCTCAACAATAGCGCCCTGCCTGCTAATAAGCATTTCAACAGCTTTTTTCTTGTTTTTCTCCGTCAGAATGACCCTATCCCGGCTGCAACCGCTTAACACACCAATTTCGTCCTTGCGGATTCTCTGTCCTTTATATTCAAATTCGGATTCTTCAGTAATGATATACGTTTTTGGCTTTTCTTCTACGTCTACTTCTCCACAAGAAAATTTATCGCCCCAAAATCTGTAAATGTATAATTTCATGCTTTCTCCTTTCAGAACGGACAAATGTTCATATCAACCTCTAACCCTTTTTCTGCAACATAAACATTCGCTCCATATTTAATTGTTTCTTTTGTTCGTTGTAGGAATAACGCGGGATTTCCGCTTGTGTCCGATAAGTGTATTAAAACGACATTTCGCAAAGCAGGGTTGTCGTTCGTCTGAATAAATTTAAGTGCCGTATCAAGGCTCATATGCCCTCGTAAACGGTGTTCATAATTTGGCTCATTCCGGTCTACCAAGTCCATGCTATAATTGGCTTCAACCATGATATGCTCAACCTTTATGCCGGAAAAGTCATATTTGCAATATTCCAAGTCGGTCAAGAATAACAGTTTACCCATTTCCTCATGCTCGATTAAATAACCGTAGCACTCGATTTCTGTATCATGCGGTACATTGAAGGGTGTTACCGTAAAACTGCCGATTTGCCGTGCTCTGCGTGGTGGAATGGCTATTGTACGCTCTCCTGTAATGATTTCAAGTGCGGTCTGTGTCTCAAATGCCGTATAAACCGGAATGCCGGATTTCATGAAATCTTTTATGTATCGTGCATGGTCTCCATGTTCGTGGCTCACAATGCATCCGGAAACATTTGCTATTTTCCAATCAATCATTTTCTTAAAATCAAGAAATTTGCATCCGGCTTCAATGGCAAGGATTTCGCCACTGTCTGAAATCAAGGCGTATGAGTTTCCGGAACTGCTTGAACCCAAAACTCTAAGTTTCAATCTTTTGTCACCTCGCTTTCTCCATATCTCAAATAGCCGCTCCAGCCATTTGCTCCGCCGCAATTTTGCATACACCATTCATTAGAATCATTGATGTGTTCACATCGTCCACAATTCGGTACTTCATCGTCTGCGGTGTATCTTGTTAAATTATCCATACCCTACTCCAATTCTTCCTCTGTAGAAAACTGAAAATATTCTGATGTAGCTTTCTTAAACATTTCTTTGCTTAACGCTTGGGAAAATTCCGTGAAGTGTTCTGAATTGGCAGTATGATGATAAAATTCATTATTTTCATACGCAATCCTAAGCATTTCCATGGCTTTCTTCGCTTTTTCTTTGGTGGGATATTCAGCAATTTGCATGTCTTCATTAAGCGACTCAACACCTATTAAGTTTTTGTTCAGGAAATAAATTCTTGACCTGAATCTCTGAATAATCACCTCTTCGTATGGCATATCAAGCGTTCCGTCCTGCGATATAACTCTCATAGAAAACCTCCTCATCTAAAAAACAGAAACCAAATAAGTGCCACGAATGAATCAATGAGTGCGGCTATAAACACGATTGTAACAACAACCCTACCAAAAGTGACCTTGTAAGGAATGCCGAGAGCATGACGTATTTCTTCTTCTGGACTAATGCCGGAAGCAACAAACTTTCCTATAACGAAAAACAACACCCATAACAAAATTGCAATTTTAACAAAAATCATAATTCATATCCTCCTAATCTTTCATAAAGTCCGGTACGTTCTCGTCATTCTCAACGGCTTTCTCCGGCTCGACTGCTGCACCGTCGGTCGCTTCGGACTCAGCTACAACAAATGGCTCTGAATTGGCGTTTTCGGAAATTTCTTCCTGTGTCTGCACATAAGTTTCATCAAGCTGATTGAATGACTGCTTTGCCATGCTATTGAAGTCCTTGCGATACTTCTTGATTGCATTGTTACGCATTTTACGAACAATCATTGATTCCGGTGTGTCAAGCCATGCCGCGCTGATATAAGGCTTTGCAACTTCACATTCCAACATTTCATCAACGGTTGCGCATTTTCTTAATGCGTCGAAAATCTCCTCTTTCTTAGCCTTGATTTTGCTCAACTGCTCGGCTGATGCTTTGTAACGATTCTGGCAGATGCCAAAAGTCTCATTCATCAGATTGTTGCGCACATGAGCAAACAGATTAACTTTTACACCGTCTCTCTCTGCGATCAGATACTGAAATGTGCCGTCCTTTAATTTCAGAGGATAAACAACACGGACAACTTTCTGCGACCGTCCCATTTCTTCCCATTCCGGTGGTGTCATTTCGATACCCTTATGCTTTGGATAGGAAAACTCGTCACCGTCTTTAACAAGCCAACAAGGATATACGGTATCTAC